CGCCCCAGCCCGTCAGCGACGGCGCACCAGCCCAGAACGTTCCCGTTCGCGTCTGCACCTCCACGGCCACAGGGACGCCTTGTTCCCCCCTGACCTCCAATACTCTCTATTCCGACCCGGCGCTCACCCAGCCCATCGCCAATCCGTTGACCACCGACGGCAACGGGATGTATTACTTCTGCACCAACTCCGGCACCTATCTCGTGCAGGAGACACCCGTCCCCAGCGTCGTCTACAGTTACCAGTTGACGGCCCCCGTGGCCTCTAGTCAGGTCGTGTTGCTCGCCCCGGCCATTTCCCAGTACATCGACCAGCCCACCACCACCAGCCTCAACGTCAACATTCTGAACCAAGTGCGCTATGTGGACGGCATCAACTTCACGGGGGCCGACCTCGGCGCGGCCCTCAACGCCGCCGACACCAACTTGGGGGCCACGCCGGGCAAGATATTGGTGAGCGCCAAGACCCCGTTGGGTGCCACGCTGAGCACGGCAGTGTCGATCAGCGCCCAGCACGTAGTCGAGTTCCTGCCCGGCCATTATACGCACAGCGGCATCACCTTGGCGCAGGGGGCGGGCATCATGGGACAGGCCTGCGGCGACGTGGACGGGGTGAACACCTGTCCGGTCACGCTGACCTCTTCGACCGGATTGGCCTCGGCCATCAACTTTACAGGCGCCGAGGCTTTCTGCCGCGACTTGCTGATCGACGGCAACCACACGGGCGTCATCGGTCTCAACGTCACCGGCCTGCGGGCCGACCTTGACCATTGCCAAGTCCAGAATTTTACCTCCCACAACATCAAGTTCCTCAGCACCGGCACCAACAATCAGGCGGCGGCACCCAAAATCCGGCACCTCATCTCCATCGGCGCCGGGGGCGATGCGCTCTATTGTGAGAAGACGACCAACGGCTTCATTGACGGCGCGCAGTTGCAGAACAGCACTGGCTACGGCGCGGAACTCAATAACTGCGCTGGGTGGCAGTTCAACTCGATCACCAACATCGGAGGCAATAACGCCGGGGGCATCAAGTGCTACGGCACGAGTACCAACTGGGGCTGTGTGGGCAACGGGTTCGCCGCGCAGTTCGGCAACAACGGCGGGCCGGACGTGTTCATCGCCGGTTGGGACAGCGGTTCCGGCACCTGGGGGGCGAGCGCCAACATCATCACGGGCATCTTCAACGGCCCGTGCGTGACTGGCTTTACCTTCTGCACGCCGCCGTCCGATAACACGGTGGACGCCATCCACATCGAGGACTCCTTCGGCAACCTGATCTCCGGGGTATCCATCCGTTCCGCGACCAGCCCGCATTACCGTTACGGCATACGGGAGATCCAGAATCCGGGGCACACCTTGGGCCGCGACCTGATCGGCAACAACCTGTGTACTGGATCGATCGGTACGGCCTGCTTTCTGAGCGACAATCCCAATACCGGCATCTACGGCAACAGCGAGGGTGACGCCTCGACCGCAGCGCTGTTTCAGGGCATGTACCTGGGCAACAATCAGTGGCTGCAGGCCAAGGACTCCGGCGGCACCATCCGTAACAGTTTCCTGCCCTTCGATGCCTCCAATAACACCTATCTGACGGCGCTGGCCGGAAAGGCGCTGAGCTTCTCGGTCGCTGGTACCGGGACGATCGCCAATATCACCGCTGGGGGATTGAACGTCACTACTGGCGGACTGGTCATCAACAGCGGCACTTCGCTCACAAGCAGTAATCAGAGCGGAACAGGTTCGTTATGTATGACCACCGGTTGCGTGCTAACTACTCCTACGATCACTCTCGGTAACGGCGTCTACCTGCAGGGACTCGACAACGGTGCCGTAGCCCGCGGCCTCATCGCCATGGGCGCGGACAACAATACCTACCTAGGCGCGAAAACCGGGCAGGTCATTAACCTGACGGTGGCGGGCACCGGCACCATCGCCAACGTCAGCGCTACGGGAATCAACGTTACCGCCGGGGCCTTGGCGGTGAGCAACGGTTCGGCCTCGGTGTCCAACAACCTGACCGTCAGCGGCCAGACCTCGTCGGCCACTTATGCAACGACTACCAACTGCGCGGCCAAGGGTTCGGCAGCCAATCCATCGCTGGTGGCTTGCGGAGCGGCTCCAGCGGGGGCGTTTAGCTGCGACCCCGCGGCCTCCACAGGCACCTGCGTGGTAAGCACCACGGCGGTGACATCGAACTCAAATGTTACCGTGCAGCAGGTGACTTACGCGGGGTCAAGACTGAGCGTGACCTGCAATACCAGCAGCGTACTGCCAGCGGGACCGTTGGTGACTTCGATATCAGCGGGCATGAGTTTCACGATCACACTGGGAACGGTGAGCGTGAATCCGGGGTGCTTCACTTTCTCCCTGATGGATTGAAAGGACGACTCTATGAGTCTCGCCACTTTGTACACTTCAACCCGCAACCAGTTCAACGACTTCTGGAATGAATTGCCGGTCACGACGCAGGTCAAGCTCAGGACTTACTATGCGGCGTGCGAGGGCGCGTTCTTCACGGCCTTCTTGGAGTCCATCATCGAGGGCCTGACCGTGGGATTCCACTGGGCGCTGGTCAGGCATGCCGTGTCGGTCGGGGTACTGGCGGCGCTGGTGGCTTACCGGAACGTGAAGGCCCAGTTGCCGCGTGAGCAGTGGACGCCGGAACAGAAGGCGGCGCAGACTGGACAGCAGGCAGGACAACAGACGGCACCATCATCGACGCCAGTGAGCAAATAGGATGCAGATACCACTACCATTGCCGCCGTCCAGCATCGGCGACGTGCTCGGCGGCGGCGCCATCGCCATCCTGTTGCTGCGCGAAGTGCTCACCTTCCTCAACAAGCGCAAGTTGAACGGCACGACCCCGGAGAGCGCCGCCATTCGGGCCGAGATGCGGGCCTTCGCCGCCAATCAGGTCAGGATATTGGACGGCATCATGAGCAACCAGCGCGAAATCATCACGGCCTCGAACCAGCAAACGCAGTTGATGACGCGCGTGGTGACCATGATGGAGGAGAGGCAACGATGAGAACAGCCACGGTACTGCGCGGGCCATCGACTGACGCCGGGACGTTCGGGGACATGAAACTAGACGACGGCACGGCCTACAAGACCGGCGAGTTACCATGGCGCAACGACCAGCCAAGGATCTCCTCGATTCCTCCCGGCGTCTACGTCTGCAAGTGGCTGCTGTCGCCGAAACATGGCTGGTGCTATCACATCACGGGCGTACCCGACGGTCGCAGCGAAATCGAAATCCACTCTGCCAACTGGATGGGCGACACCACCGTGACTAATCCGGCGACGGGCGAACCCTACCTGTGCCAGCTGGAAGGCTGTATGGCGCTGGGTCACTCGGTCGGCTTGTTGGAGCGGCAGATGGCAGTGCTGATGTCCGCCGACGCCGTGCGGGACTTCAATCAGCGGCTGAACGCCGAGGACTTGGAGTTGACCATCGCCATCACCGCTCCGCCTCCTGTGCCCATCGCCGTTGACCCGGAAATCAGCGTCTGACGGTCACGGTAAATTTGCGCTTGCCATTAGATATCTGCGGGTGTAGATTAGGTCGGACTTAACACTTCCACTTCGCATTTCGAGCACAGGAGACCATCGTCATGTCCTTCAAGAGTTTTCTCTCCTCCGTCGGTGAGGCTTTCCAAGACGGCATCGAATGGATTGTCTCGCACGGTCCCACCATCATCAGCGACGCCCAAAAGGCCGAGCAGTTAGCCATGCCCGTGCTGACCTTGGCGCTGCCCGGCGTCGCCCCCGCTATCGCCGCTGTATCGCAGACCATCTTCGCCGCCGTCCTATCGGTCGAGCAGAAGTTCGCCGCCATGGGCAAGCAGACTGGCACCGGCACGCAGAAACTAGCCGAGGTGCTGGCTATCATCGGGCCGACGGCGGAAAAGACGCTGGCCGAATTCGGCCTGCCCACCGATAACACCACGGTCACGGCTTGGGTGAATTCCATCGTAGGGTTCCTGAATGGACTCCCAGCGGTAACGCAACCGGCGACGAAGCCGACTACCGGTGTACCGCCCGCGCCTCCCGCTCCTCCGACCGAGCCTCCGGTCGGCGGCGGATAGCCGGGCACCGAGAGGATGACTGTACTGTGACGGCGACGCCAGCCTGGGCGCGTGTCCGCAACGGCCTCATCTGCGGGCTGCTGGTCACGGCCATCCTCACCCTTATCTCGATCGGCTACCTAGCGCTGGACATCGTCACGACCAACAAGATATTACGGTCATCGGTCGAGTCATCCGCGGCGCAGGTCTACCTTCTCGGTTTCCAAGCCGCACGCACCGAAGCCAAAGTCAACCAGACAGCCGAGGAACAGCGTCTCTACTGGAAGCTCATCTCGCGCCAAACCAGCGACTCGCTGCGACTGCTCAATCTGAATCTCTACGGCGGAGTGGATGTCAAGACCCGGCAGGTGTACACGGGCATCCTCCCTGACCTTGACCGGACGGTAAACACCTTGAACACGTCGCTGGCCAAGGCTGGTGACGCCGCCGGGGACATCGGACAGGTAGCCAAGGATTCCCGCCAGAGCCTGCGGGCGTTTAATGAAAACCTGACGGCGTTGAAAGGTCTGCTCACCGACCCAGCGTGGCATGAAACTCTGACCAACGTGGACGCCATGAGCAAGCAGGGTGCGGAGGCGATGGGGCATCTGAATCAGACGGCATCGAACGGGCAGGCAATTACCGAGGACACAAAAAAAGTGGTGCACGTCTACGCCGAACGGGCGCTCAAGCCAGCAACTTTTCTGGAAAACGTCGGAGGCCTGATTCTCAGCAAGGGTGCTGAGGTTAGTCAATGGGTCTACGGATTTTTTAAGAAGTAGCCGAGGTAGCGAGGTGCTATATGTTGACTCGTCTCAGGCGGGCATGGACCGCCCTCACATCTGATGTTGTTGACGCCGCCGGGGAAGAATACGGCGAGTTCGAGGACGCCACGGGCAACCCCTGGTATCACATCACGCCCTACTCGGCAGTAGTCGTGCCTGACCGATTGATGCGTGGCTCGTGGCCATCCCCGGCGGAACTCGACCTGCTGTCCCGACAAGGCATCCGCACGGTGGTCAACCTGTGCTCGGAGCGCAAACAGGACGCTGAGGTCATCGCCGCCGGACTGACACCGGTCAACCTGCCCGTGCGCGACAACACGGTGCCCACGCCCGATGAGATATCTCTATTTCTGTCCACGGTCGCGGCCTCCCCGACCTACGTTCATTGTGAACAGGGGAAGGGGAGAACCGGCGTTTTTTGCGCGGCATTCCGGGTGCTGGTGCAGAAGTTCCCTGTCGATCAGGCGCTGGATGAGGCAGTGCAATATGGTCTGCGTATGCCCGCGCAGAAAGAGTTCATCCTGTCGCTGCGGTCGGGGAACACAACATGAAGGCTCCCGACCTAGTTGGTCACAGGTTTGGCTATCTGACCGTACTTAGTCCAGAACCCTCGATAAAGTGGCAACGCAGATATCTCGTACGCTGCGATTGCGGTGTATCGAAGATAGTAAGATCCATTGCTCTCGTTCACGGCAAGACCAGAAGTTGCGGCCACGTTAAGCACCGCAAGCCATGCGGTAGGGGAAGGAAAATACCCATAATCGGTCTACGCTCTGGCAGGCTGATTGTGATATCCGAATATCCTCAACGTACAAAAGACGGCCAACTACTCTGGTTATGTCGCTGCGATTGCGGCAATGAGACAGTAGTGCGCGGATACTCCCTACGCCAAGGACAGACAAAAAGTTGCGGTTGTATTCGCATAGAGAGAATATCTCTACCCAATCCCGAAGATTCCGCAAAGAACAGAATATGGGAAGCCTATACAGCCAACGCTAGGAAGCGCCATCTGGTTTGGGAATTATCCAAGAGCGAGTTTTTCGTCATGCTTGCCCTACCCTGTACATATTGTGGTCGGGAACCGTGCACAGTATGGACTTCGGGGCCATCCGTTTACGTCAGCAACGGAGTGGATCGCATAGACAGCGGCAAAGGGTATACGCAGGACAATTCAGTCTCATGTTGCAGCGAATGCAATAGAGCAAAAATGGAGAAACCGGCAGATGCTTTCATCGCGCACTGTCGGCGCGTGACAGCATTTCAAGAGGGAGTTAGAGCAACGCAGTGCTCGTCAGCCAACGATGATCGGATGCTGAGTGACCGAATAAACTAATTCGTATGGCTCTATAACATTAATCAGATAGCTGCAGATGGGGCACAGTATCAGCGCACAGGAACTCTTGGTCGTGGGGTCATAGTCCTGCTGGATGCGGAAAGCGTCGAATCCATGGCCGCAGCCCGCGCGCCAAAGTGCCTCTCCCGCCTCTACGAATATCTGCCCTGGAACTGGATACGCTGAGAACGGCTGACCATCCGCTTGCGCCGGGAACACCTGTGTGCCCTTACCTCCGGGCTGTGACCAGTTGATATTGTTGTACTTAGCTTGGTATAGCGTTCCGATGTCGCCGGCGGAAGGCATATTTCCCTATCTGACAGTCTCCGAGGCCCTATAAACCGATTCTGGCGCTGCGGCGGGCCATCCTGACGGGTTATTTGGCCGTTGCGGCAGGAGGAACGGCCTGCGCCGCCTGTGGAACCATCTGCATCCCCCAATCGCCCTGCAGGTAGCCGCTGAGAGTCACGTCCACCAGTTCCTGCACCTGCTCCTCGAAGCTCTTGCGGCTTTCCTCCGCCCAGGTTTTGATCTGCTCTACAAGATCCGGATCAATGCGAATAGAACATATGACGGAACCGTCAGCCCGCGTCCTCGGCGTAGACGCCAGTATACCTTCGGCGCTCATGCTGGAGCGGATGGCCGCTCGCTGTTCGGGTGTGAGGTGACGGAGGCGGTCGAGCAGTTCGCGATCGAATTCGGGTAGCGGGATGGGTTTGGCCGTCGGGGGCGGTGCGACGATGACGGCTGGGGAGGGCGTCACCGCGGCAGGCACAGGCGTAGGCTCAGGTGCAGGTGTCGGCACGAACGTGGACGCTGGCGTTGACGCTGACGCAGATGCTGGCGTGGACTTCTTGGGAGCGGCCTTAAAAGCCATTGACGTTACCTCCGCTAACTGCGCGACCTTGATTTGCGCTTCACGTGCACGTAGCGACCGCCCTTGCGCAGACGGTGCTTGCGCTCCATGTTCAGGCTGGTAGCAATTGCCGTATCGGGCCGCTCGCCCTCATGTCGCAAGACAGATATCTTGTCCGAGACCCTCTCGCGGGCGGCGGGCGACAGTTTCGGCCCACGCTGGCGCTGATGGTGACGCTTAGCCCGCCGGGCCTGCATACGGCGCTTCATCGACCGGGACATCGCGGATAGTAGAACACTAGGGGCAGGGGAAAGTCCAGCCTTACGAGGGGGTCTCCAGCGTCGCTAGCGTTATCAACTGGTACACCGTGACCCCCAAGGCGCGGGCGAACCTCTCCAGTTGCGGCAGGGTCGGCAATCGGTAGCCCATCTCTACGGCGGTCACGTACGACCGGCTGGTGGACATCGCCGCCGCCACCTGACGTGCACTCATCCCGTGGGCCACCCTCAGCAAACTGATGGCCCCGCCGATATCCGGGTGGTTGCGGCGTCGGCGGGGCGAGCGGCGGATTTCGTGCATGGGGCTCACCACGGCGCTAGACTTACTCCTTGTTCTTCGTGATCTGCGCGTACGTGGTCTCCTTGCCGACCTCGGTCGCCTTGGCGATGACCATTGCGTCGACGCCCAATTCGAGCAGCTTCTCGGGCACGATCTTCTTTGTCCCCGACTTGGTAATCATCGTCACCTTGTAGTCCTCGCACGCGACCTGCTGCTCACCGGACATGAGCATGGCGGCCTCGATGGCCTTCTTCAGCTCCCGCTTGATCGCCTCTTTCTGCTCTATCTCGGCGTCCAGGGCCTTGTAGAGTTCGACGGCCTTGGCGAAGGTGAGCTGGCGCTTGCGGCCGTCGATGGTGATGGGGTGGCGCATGTCGACCAGTTCCTCCACGTTCGACCAGACCGGAGTAGGGGTGGCGTTGGATTTGATTTCTTGGGCGAGTTTCTGGGTTTCGGTAGGGGTCATAACAGTGTCCTTTCAGTCTTTGATTGGGCCGGTGATTTCCACTTGGCCTTGATACTTACCCCGATACGGCGTCGTCGGATTGGTCAGCTTGGCAAAGATCAAATGCACGAAGCGCTGACCAACCGGAAGATCAACGGTATAGTAGTCTCTTACATCGTCAGGATATTTAGCCCCGAACGCCGCTATCTCCAGCGTAAGTGTGCCGTGAAAACCGGCATCCACTATGGTTGGCGGCAACATGATGCCGCGACGCGCCCAAGTTGAGCGCAACTGCACAAACGCCATTAGGTCATTGGGCAGCGTGACCAGTTCGCGGGTACGTCCAAGACAAAAACAGCCGTGCGCCAGTTGGCGCGGAGAAGACTCATCCAATATCAAGTCCACGCCGTTCTGCTGGAACTGCTCCGGCGCTAGGATGGGCAAGAACGTAAGAAGACCGTTCGCCACATACCACTCAACATCGCGTCCGCTGAGAATCAAGAGATCACGTCCTCGCTGTCTATGTCAGGGTCGTACTCGAACTCGTCGTTCGCTATGCCATAGTCGCGCTCACAGATGCAATCCGACCAGCGCATATAGCAATCGGGACAGAATTCGTCCTCGGCTTCTGGATTATCTCCCGGTTCCGACATGGCTGTCTCCTTCCTTTAGCATCTCCGCCATCTGCTGGCCCAGCGGCGTCAACTGGCCTTTGCGATTCGTCCAGCCCAGATATCTCAGTCGGTCAGCGACACGCGCATCCACCGTCTTACCGCAGGCGAGGTTGACCAAGGCCGTGCAGGTCTGGCGGTCACGATCACGCTGGAATACCACTTCCATCTGTCCGCTCCTTCGCGGCGCGTCTCCACAACTTCCACGCCCGCACCAGCAGCCGCACCGGACTCAGCAGCCAATACCATACCCACGCCCGCCGGACGTGATTCATACGCTCACCGTCGCCCTGTCCCGGTCGCAGCCCAGTGGTGGATGCTCATCCGTAGGCTGGCCGCAATCGCTGCACAACTCCACGAGCGAACACAGGGCACCGCAATCAGGGCAGTCGTCGCCCGTGCGACAGTGGCCGGTGAACTCGCGCAGGCATTCCGTGCATTGATAATAGACGCGACCGCTACTGATGCGGGCCATGACTTACTCTCCTTTCGACATACGACGACGTGCCCGGGTGCGGGCAATCTTGCGAGCCACCCGGCGGTTCATGCCCTCGGCCCAACTGTAGACGCCGTGACCGTGCTTGTCTTTCAAGGTCGCGAACTCCCGCTCGAACAATTCGCGGAAGGTGACGGGTCTCGACAACCTTATGGGCGCGGGCGTAGGATGCAGACGATCGAACGGAAATTGTAAAGCCACGCTAGTCCTCTCTTCCTTCCGGCACGCGAGTAAGCCGACATACGCCCTCGGCCCACGCGCTCACCAATATACTGTCCCCCGTCCGCCACCCGACCACGGCCAAGACCTCCGCCGGGACGTTGATGTACACGGAGAACTTACCTTCCTTGTTGGCCCCGGCCATGACCTTGTTCCTCAGCCGCCGCAACTTCACCAAGTCCGGGTTGGGTGCCGGGAAGGACTCGGCCAGGGCGGCGGCGAGTTCGGGGTCGAGGCCGAGATAAGGAGAGATGACGGAGGGCTTGACGATCTGTTTGCCGCCGGATCGGGCGACGGTGAGACGCTCGCGCATGGACAGCCGCTTGTCCGACCGCTGGGTCTGCGTTTTAGCTCGCGCTCGCGTTGTCATCGCACGCTCTCCAATATCATCCATGCCAGCAAGCCCCAGACCAGCAGCAGGGTCAATAAGGCGGCGACGTAATCAGGCCACGCACGCTTCCTGCTCTCGCTCCTTGACGGCCCACACGGTACGAAAATCCACTCTGCGTGCTCGGCCTCCCAATCGTCGCGACCACCATTGTTGCCGTGTCTCATGGCATCACTCACAGCATAGTCACGTTATAGCAAGCGGGACGCAACTGTCAAGTACCCAGTGAGTAACTATCCGGGTTCGCCCGCAGGTTCGTCAGCGTCAAACATTCGTCCCTGCCGCTCGATGCCATGCACCTGTCGCAGATGCCGAATCATGCCGCGTTCGGTACGGGTACGGCGACCGCACGTCTCTTTATTAGTGTAGCGCGTATAGCCGAACATGATGATGCGCTCTTGTTCGCAACGGAATCCTGTCGGTGGCCCGCCATTGCGCTCGTCGTAAATCACGGTGTAGAGGTCGGAATGATGAGGAACGTCGTCTGTGCTCATTGTTTCGCTGACCCCCAACTGTCACCGAACCCTCCATCCGCCTCAACCGGCACCCGTAACTTCGTCGTGGTGGTCATGGCATGAATCACCGTCAAGTCCACCAGTTCTCTGAGCGACTCCTCATCGCGTACCTCCCAGATTTGCTCGTCATGCACCTGCAATAAAGGCTCGACGCCGTCAAGGTGCTTGAGACCATCCCACATCACCTTCATCGCCCGCTTCAACAAGGCCTGTGCGCCCCCCTGCACTTTATGCACATAGCTGCAACGCTCGGCTTCCTCCCGCACCACCTTCTGCGGAGCCCAGACCCCTGGCAAATAACGAATACGCCCGCTGATATTCTCCCGCGTCAGGCCCGTCTGCTGGGTTTCTGCGATGCACGCGTTCTGGAATCTTTTAACCCCCTTGTAGTAGCCGAACCATTCACGTATCATGTTGGCACAGTCATCTAGCGTCCAGCGCGAACCATCCTCCCGGGTGGCCCGATAGAGAATCATCTGGTTCACCAAGCCGTGCTCCGTGGTACCGTTAATTATTCCAAAATTTACGTGCTTCGCAGCATTGCGTTGCCACTTCGTTACCTGTTCGATAGACGTGCCGAACATGACGTGGGCGCTCATGGCGTGAATGTCGCGATGGTCGTAGAACACTTGACACAGGCGCTCATCACGCGACTCGTGGGCCATGACCCGCATCTCGATCTGGGAGAGGTCGGCGTCGTACAGCGTCCAGCCGAGACGGGCAATCAGACCGTAACGTATCCGCACACCTAACTCCGACATGATGGGCAGCGATTGCAGATTGGGTTCCGCCGTAGAGAGGCGCCCGCTGGTGGTGCGCGTGACCCGAAACGTCGCCCGCACCCGTCCATCGCCAGTAGAAGCAATCTCGCGTAGAGGCTCGACGTAGGTGCCCCGTATCTTGTCAGCCTCACGGTAATCCATGATGGGCTGCACCACGGACGTCTCAGCTAGCAAGTTCTCCAAACACTTGTCGTTGGTTGAACCGCGTCGTTTGCCGGTCTTGCCGCCGTCGGTCAGCATCGGTGGCGTCAAGGCCAAGCCGCCGTCCACCGTCGCACCATACAGCAGGTCGGCTACCTGATCCCCTGAGGCAGGATTGAGGTCGCGACTTGTCATCTGGTAAATCTGCCAGCGCGCCTTATCCATCTGCTGCTGGCAACGGTGCTCCATATCGTCCCAGAACGAGGGGGGCGCGAGCTGAATGCCCACGGTTTGCATGCGATCCACCATCGCGAGGATGTCGTGATCGACCTTGACGGCCTCCTCCAATTCCATGGCCTTGATTTTCTCCATCAAGATGGGGCCGACGCGCAGCGTATCGGAGGCATCGTGGCAAGCATAGGTCATCGCTTTGCCGTACTCAATGTCGGACAGATCAGCGTGTCGCATGTCACCCAACGCGGCGATGACAGGAGCGCGCAACTTGTAGTCGATCTGTCTCCAGCGTTCGCGGATGTCCACGGACTTCTCACGCTTGCCCGTCTGCCACTCCATATAGTCTGTGAGGATCTTGTTGGCGCGGCGGAAAATGGATTGAGGCTTGTAGACGCGCAGGTTACCGCCTTCATAGATGACTTCGGGTTCCGGTAGCGGCCATTGCTCGCTGCGTTCGATAACCTGCATCAGGTAAGCGAGAGAGATAGCTTCCTGCGCCGGGGCTACCATTTCATCGTAGCTAGAGCGTTCAGCGCCGCAGTAACGATAAGCGAGAGACTTGAGGGCTTGCGGCTCTATACAGAGATGATAGGCCAGCACCATGGTGTCGATGAACTGATCTTCTGCCAGTTCGATGCCTAGCTCCCGAAGTACTCCCAAATCATGGAGGGAGTTGTGCAGCCATACCAAGTCAGCGAACTGGGCGCGCTGGGGGGGATGCGCGATGAAGGCCGCCCCCGGCACGGTCGCGTAGGTGACGCACCAAGGCCGAGCGCGATCGCCCTCGGTGTCCACTCCGGCAGGGAGAATTATTCTGGCCTCATCGCACGGCTGGACGGCGTAATTTTCCTTGCCCTCGTACGGGTCGGTCTCGCGCACTGTGATTTCGCCGTCCAGCAGTTTGCCCAAGGTGAGAAAGTCGTCCAGAACCTGAGGGGCCATCTCCGGCTGATGAATGACGTTGGCCGGATGCAGTATAGGCAGGCAGATGTAGCCCTGCGGACGGGAGAGTTCGCCGCCGAACAGCGCATCAACGTGGACAGGAACGCCGTGGGTGCGCTCAATGTCGGCCCGCTGCTTGCCCATGACGTTCTCCACCGCCCACGCGCCGATTAGCCCGATAACCTCCGGGTCGCAATCGCGGATCTCCTGAACCAGTTCATCGTGGTCGGCAGCGATATCGGCGGCGGTGGGCTTGGCGTATTCGCGGAAATCCTTGACCAAGTTGGTGATGTAGCAGTCAGCGCGCTCGACGTTGGCGGCCTGCGTGTAGACATCGAAATAGCGACCGCTCAGCCCGACCAAGGGCATGGGTTTTGGCCTATGGATAGCTTCTTCTCGGCCAGGGCGTTCGGCCACCAGCATACAGCGACAAGGCTGTGGCCCAACGCCCGGCACGCGCTGCGGCTGGCGCTGGAATGGATTGGCCGAGGTAGAGCGGCGGAAGGTGGAGGGGTAAGGCACAGGTCACTTGGCTCAATCAGGGCGTGAGCCTTTCGGCTGCGCCAGTCAATAGATTCATTCGCCACTTCCTAGAGCAAGCGCGACAGTCGCCATTGAGACACCCTACAGTGCGAAACAGGCTGAGTTCGCGTGCTTCCGCGTGCCAGTTCAACCACTGCAAATCTTTACCGCAGGCTAGGCACTTGGCGGCCAGATGGAGATAGCAACCCGAAGGGTCGACTGTCGACTTTTGTGAGCGATAATACTCCCTCAACATTTGCGCGACCTCCGCTATCGCCGTCTCCCCCTCGGCGTTCCCCGCGCACGCCCCCATCGCCACCTGCAACTTCTGATTGACGCGGTCAATGAGGTCGCCCAGCGGACCGGTCATCAGCGGCGGTAAGGGTGAGTTCGGATTCTGGTTAGCCATGACGGGTTCCTTTCTCGGTACGGTCAAGTTCGCGCTAGGACGTAGGATCATCCATATCGCATTGGCGACCATCATGCCGCCAAAAAACGACAGCGCGCACCAAGCGATAACCCTAGCGAGGGGGACTAGCGTCGGCATGTTCCTCTCCTCTCTCCCCGTCCGATTGCCAGTAGCAGCCGTAGCCGAGACACTCTCGGCCGCAGCGTTCACACTTGACTTGGCAAAGAATCCGCCAGAAGTTTCCGGTGTAGCCGACTTCATCAACGCATTGCGAGCCTGCGTCCAGCCACGCCAAATACGCTTCGGCCTCGGCACGTACGAGATGTGACTGGCCCTGATAGCTGATGTAAGTGACGTACACGAAGCGCCCGCTGGCTCCAGCGACGGGCATATAGTAGGGGTTCAGGTTTTCGCGCGCCTTGTCGGGATAACGATTGATTTTGGGGTCGAGTTCAAAACGCTTGAGATGCGCACAGATACGGGCGGCAATGTCGGCGAGTTTGAGCGACTTGGTCGCGGTTTTGGCTATGGTTGTCATGGTCGGTTATGCCTCATCGAATCCAAGGCCCACGTGTACTCAATCACCAGCACGGGTATCCACTGGCTCTCCCCATGCCGCACGAACATCCAGACACCGAACCCCAAGGCCACGGTGTTGACGATGAGGAAGGCGATGTCGAACAGTTCCTCGTGGCGCGAGACGGTCTCGTTGTTGGTGATGTAGAGGAGGCAGTCACGCAACTTCACGATACACGCTCCTCGCTCCTATGCCACACGCCATTGACTATGTATCCCACCATTGTGCGGGATACGCGAAACTCACGGGCTAGCGCCTTTATAGTAATCCCGTCGGCATGACGTTCTCTGATGAGCGCTGCATCTGCGTGACTGAGTTTCTTGCAACTACGCTCTTTTCTGTCTCTATCTCGCATGTTGTCCTTGTGACTTCCAAGAAAGAGATGGTCAGGGCGCACGCAAGCGGGTACATCACACTTATGCAATACGTGTTTGCCAACAGGAACGCTTCCGCAATGCAACTCAAATGAGAAACGGTGAGCGTACACCCTAATCCCGTGAATGGCCAAAGACCCATATCTGTGGGGTTTTGCTCCGTATAGCCAGCAACCTGCCTTGTCTGGGGATTTCGTCACACGTCCCCAAAAACGTGCGATAGGGGCAACACAGCGTTGATGGCCCCGCAGGAAATAGAGAGGTTCCCCCTTGACGTGTCCCCGTCGTGCACTGGTATAACGTGCCAACGGAGTCTTGCGGTTACAGCCACAGCGACAATAGCCGAAAAGCGCTTGGATGCTAGAATGAATCGATGGCGGCGTTGCGCCCCGTTTACGCGGGTTTGTCATGGCGGCTCCTAGAAAGCCTTCGTGATGCAGCGTCGCCATTATAGCTAACTATTACGTTGATGAATAGCCATCCAGATACGCTGAGATAACTGCTTACCAATACCGTCTATCTGTGCCCAATCCCCGGGTGCCGCTGCGACCATCTCTTCTACGCTCTTAAACTGCGCTGCGACTGCCGATGACTTCACGTATCCTACGCCCGGTAACTGCGCCGCAATTCTGCGCGCCAAAGACGGCTTGGCTAGCAGGGCGGCGTCTGAATAAATCTCTTTCGACGAATACATGGCGAGATGTGACTTGTGCTCCTCGCGCTGATGCCACGCATACAGCGTCTTGAGCCATTGCGCCGCCTCCGCGACCGTTCCCACGCGATGCACGCGCAGACCGCCCATGATCTGCATCGATAGAAACCAACTCTCCAAGTCCCGCGCGAACCACAGACGCTTCCCGCCCCCGATGGGCGCGAAGTACATACCACCGCGCTGCGGATATCTGGCTTCCTCCAGAATTCCATCGGCGCGGGTGCGGCAGATGCCGTAAACCAGCAGCCAGATATGATCGTATGACCGAATCAGCCCAGGGAGTTGGTGACCCGCGAATCGGCCCGAGATGACGCACGCGATGCAATCGGAGACGGACTTGATTTCCAGCCCGACCGAACAGAGCGCCTGGTTCGGCCCCCAGCCCATGAAGCAGGCGTCGCCAAAATCCAGCCGACAGGGTTCGACTTCTAGGCCCAGGTTGCGGACGAGCGGAATGAACTGCTCGGAACCGGCGCGGGTGTCTATCTGAATCATTACTCGCCCCAAAACTTCACGATCTTCCCCAACTCTGCCAACCGCAGCACTCCCCGCCGATAGGCGACCACCACCCGATACTCTTCTAACGTCAGTCCGCCTTTGTCCAGATTGCACTTCCGGCAGGCATCTACGCGGTTCGCAGCCACTGAGTGTCCGCCCCTGTGCCGGGGCTGGAGATGGTCGGTGGTCTGCTGGTCGGCGGCGTTATGGGAGGCTGTAAGCGCAGTGCCGCAATAGAAGCAGCAGACGCCTCCTCGTCGCACTCGGATTTGGTCAGAACTCATCGCAATCCTCTATCGAATCTTGGCCATCGACTTCAGCGATGCAGGCGCACCAAGACGCTAGAGCCAGACTGACTGCTTCGTCATGGGCACGATGTCGTCGAACAGTATCGGAATCTTTGCCTGAAACTCCGCCAGTAGCGGAATAGTCACCTGTCGCATCTGGGGATGGGCCTCAGCGGTCGTGCGCATGATGAAAAAATGCCGCCAGTTACGAAGATTACCGGTGACGATGATGCGGCTGGCCAAAGCGTTAGGGAATACGGAGCGCGCAATCTGGGGTGCCTCGCCTTGCGCAATCATCTCCCGATAGCGGAGTTCACAATTATCTTCCTCGCGCTTGGGCCACGGACTGCCGTTCTTCATCTCGTAAGGGAAAGGGCAGATGAAGCTGGGCGGCATCTTCTTCTGATAGTTGACGAACCGCGTACTCTCCTGCGTGTAGGAGAATAGACGGTGCCGCACCCATTCGTGTGTGACCCCGCGGTCTACCAAGGCATCAACCGTAGCCGATGCGTGTTCGACAATCGACCAGTCGCCGTGCCCAAGGACGACGGTGCGGATGAACCGATCGTAGCTGTCCTCGGATTGGGCTTCCTCAGAGCGATGGGAAATGCGTCCGCACCACTCAATCTTCTTCAGGAGACGGATACCTGCAGCGTGGTCAGGTACGTCCATAAGGCGTGCGTAGGGCTCAGCGATTTGCATTGTCGGATACCTCGTTCAATACATCTATCTCATCGCGGCAGTCACAACTGCATTCCAGACATTCTCGGCAACGACCACAATGGTTGGTCACTCGTCTACACCAGCGGCAGAAAGCGCGAAACACGCTGCGATCTCCTGCCAACACTTCATCCGTCCAGCCCAGAGCCCAAAGCAACAGAGCTGCGAGCCTGTACGGTTTCCCGCCAATATCGCGCTGCGGATAGCGCTCTACTCGACCGTGGGGGTTCACCCAAATCCAGCAATTACGCTTGCCCGCCACGTACAGGTTAGGTAAAAGACAGTCCAGCACCTCGCGCTTATCAAGTCGTTTAGGTAGCCATCGGGCAGGCATGGAACAGACTCTTCCGTTATGAAAATACCGTCATAAGCAGTACTTCAAAATCGTTCGGTATGGTTACGCCGTTGACCTCGGGGTTCTGACGGCAATCCTTGATCGTTAACTGAAAATCGGCAGCACCTACCCTTTCCACTTCCGTAATGGTCTGTACCAAAAATGGCAGGTCTTTGAATTGCTTGGGTTCCTTCAGTCCGGTCTTGCGCCCCTTTTCCCGGCCCTGAGAATCGACGTAGTTCTCGTACTGGTCGACCTTCTTGATGAGGTGAATCATGTTGGTGGAGGCGTAAGCCTCGCGTATCAGGTCGCGCATCTCAGCATTGACGCTGGTGTACTGGTGCGGCATGACCTGAGTGAGCTTGCCGAAGCGCGCGAGACGCAGCAACTCCCAACATTCAGTTGACGAATCCCAAATTACCGTACCGGCGTTACGTGTCGAGGCCAACGAGTCCCGATAGTTGGCGACGAACTGGTTCCAGACTTCGTCGGCGGCCTCCGCTACCTCTTGAGCGCTACCTGCCCCCGGCTGGATGGTCAACTCGTACTCAGCGACGTAGATTTCCTTGTCCTTATCGAACTTGGAGATAACGCCCTCCAATCCGATATCGAAGGAGTGCACAAAAATGGGAGTTTGGGCCGTAAGTCCAGTATGCGATTTTCCCGACTTCTCCTCGCCTTCGATGCTCATAATGAGCCGCTCTTTGGTGACAGCGGAGGAGCGGACGAATGTGGATTTGACAGAGGCAGCGGGTCTCGGTGTGGGCCGTCGAATGACCGACGGTGCGGGTTCGGCGGACTCACCAGCAGTGGCGGCGGCGGGTTGCGGACGGCGGGGGATAGCCATGGTCAGGTTCCTTTCTTACGCGAATCGAATTCTATGGATACGTCTTCAAGACCGAGATTTTTCAAATCCGACAATATGGCCTGTATCAAGGCGGTACTGACGCCCTTGGCAGGCGGCGCGAAGCGGACGGTGAGCACGGTCAGTCCGCGCTGCAAACGCCGCAAGGTCTTCCGGTCTATCGTCGTCTCGGTCACTCTAGCCATATCGCGCATCAGGTATCGTGTATCACGTGTTACATGGTTAAGTCAAGCGCGAAATGGAGATATCTGCACGACCTCCAAGTTGCTCCTGCGATTGTCCAACGGATTGCCGTTTTTGTGCCGCACCATCTCCCCCTCCGCGAGTTTGCGCCTGAGTTCCATCTCCATGATCTGATCTTCCATGTAGATAATCTCGCCGGTAGCCTCATCCGTACGGCAGGCGTGCACTCCCGGTTCACGCGGTTTCTCTGGCGATGGTACCGGTCGATTGCGAATCTTATGCCTGTTCATCTTTGCTCCTGTTTACCGGTTCGATGCAGTTGGTAATACAACGAGGCTCTCGCTATGGCACAAGTTCGGCAGCATCGACCACCACTCTTAGAGTTGTAACAGTTGCTTGGCGTCAACGGATGACCGCGTTTACAGTGCGTCCATGAAACCGCTGCGCTCGGTCGGGGTTTCACGGCTCCTTTAACCCGTCTCCAGTTCTTTCCGATAACTGCATATCGCATGGTCTGCTTGGTCACTCCGTAACGCGCGGCCAATACGGCAAATGTGGCCCCGGCAGCATATTCCTTGCGAGATTGAACGACGATCTTTTCCGTTAGTACGGTTGTGTTATTTTTCTCTCCATAACACGACCGGTTCCTGTTGGCCATGTCTTCGTTGTTTTTCCGCGCATCTCCCTCGTAGATGTGAGCGGGATTAAAGCACCCGGGAGTATCACAGTTGTGGAGTCCGTACGGCTCCGGCCATCTCTTGCGGACGAGATAGAAAGATAAGCGGTGTGCGCGCACATGCATCATTTCCCCATCTACCCGAATGGTCAGTTTTCCGTAGCCGTCTTTGTCGCAACCCCATGGCCACATCAGGCATTTATCGGGGTCGCGCCTCTTTACGGCATCGGCCAGCCATTCGGCGAGTGTGCGATAATTCTTCTGAGGGGATGTCACGGTCGCTCCAATCAGCGATTAGGCTTTTTGCCGGGAGCTTACAACTCCCGACATCCCCCTATTTTAGCACTCCCATGCGCTTGGCGTGCAGCAAAACCGACCGCCAATTCTCCGCTAGTTCTTGCTCCGTGAATCTGAGGTTCGCGGCGCGCACTTCGGGGACAATCGACGACGACCATCGGCCAGCAACGAAAAACACGATGAGGTCGGCTTCCAGAATCTTCAACATCCAGCAGTAGCCCTTCACCTGCATCAACTCAATGCAGAACTCTTTTTCGAGCGCATCGAACTTCCGCGAGGACTTCCATCTGCACTTCAGTTCGATTACCGCCGGTCGCGTCCAGTCGATACGGTCAGGGGTACCCACAATTCCATCCAGTTCCAATTCTCCTGGCGACCACATGTCGCCGCGGTCTATGGCTTCTTGATGAGCCATATCGAATACTCTTTCAAACAACCAGCCACCTGCCGCAAACCACTCTAAATCCCGCTGGCTGAACTCGCCCGTCTCTTTGCCGATGCCCGCCGTGGTGGCCATATCGCGCAGAATATCGGTCAGGTGCGGACGATGGGTGGAGCGCACGGGCGTCGGCGACGGCGGGCCGAGGATGCAGCGGGGATAGCTGGGTTCGGGGGTGAATTCTCGGACAATCATGACACCCGCTCTAGCCAGTTGGAGTCCACATACTCCGACATTTTGCTGTAACCGTCTGGGAATCCGTCAATGATGAACCATACCTCGACCATGAAGCCGGACTCACAACGACAGTTAGGCACAACCTCTTTCACTTTGGCGCGGTCTTGGGGCGAACAAAATGGTGCATTGAGCTGGAATTTAACGATGTCGCCGACCCGTACATGACACGATGTCTCTTTATCAGTGGTCATGACTCCAACTTTATCGACTTCGCATGGATTCTTTTCAGGCTGACGATATCCGACCGTAGCACGATTTGATAATCCGTGTACTGTCGCGTCGGGTCGTCCCAAGATGCTGCGAGCGTGATGGCCTGTTTGGAAACCGCCACGAGCCAGCCGACGCTGAGGATTCGCGCCGCCTTGTTTTCCTTTGATGCGAACTCAACGGGCGTCCAAGAGTTGCCGCAGGAGTGGTCGAGCCATTCGCAGAGATACATCCCACCGAGTTCAGGAACCCTGCCGACCATTGCGTTCCTCGTCCAGAAATTTGCCGATCGCCGACTCCAACTCGGCGAGCGGGGTGTCATCGGCGGCGGTCGTGGTTCGCACCTTACCGTCATCCCCTCGCGATACAGTGATATCGCCGTACTGCCGAACTAGCGGGATGTCGGACATTGATTTTCCAGTCGTTCTTGCAGCGGCGACTTCTTGAAAAAATTCTCGGCCAGCGATTCCCGCTCATGCAGGCAACGCAGACAATAGCTTTCAGTTTTGGGATTGAGAAGGCAACGAAGCAACTGCGGCGCAGACGCCCGAGTGACGTAGATGTGACCAAGGAGCCAGCACGTCAGTCGGTTGAGAAGTCGGCGCATGTCGGCCATCACTCACCACCTTTCAGGCGGGCGAGCAGGGATTCGGCCTGCTTGAGTACTTCAACGATTCGTACGCTTTGGCGCGTAAACGCCATGAAGTTAGAGTCCTCTGCCGTGTTCCGCACAAGATCATTTCCTATGAGCGCGGTCAGATTTTCCAGCGCTTCCAGCAGTTCCGGCGCGGCGGCCATGAGCAGGGCGTTCGCTTCTGCTTCGCAGCGCGGAAGAGTTGGCGAGGTGTTGAGCCGAGTAGAGCGGCCAGCGATACCCCACAAGTTCAGAGCGTATTCGCCGAAGTGAAGCGACTGGGAGTCCTTCTGGGCGATAAACACGGGCCGAATCGTCCATGGTCCCGGTGTATGTTGGGCTGCTTTAGCTGGCATTGGGCACCTCGCGTTTCAGGCGGGCGAACTTGCGGCAGAATTTGTAGTGCCCCTTGGTTGCCTCGCCGGCGGTCATGTAGCGCGTGCCGTCTAACTCCGTCGGGTCGATCTCCGGCAATCCACAGTTGCATTGCGCGGCAGTGCAAGGTTTCCCGGCCTTGAACACCATCGTCTCGAAAATGTGCGGGCTAGCCCCCATCGTTTCATAACCGATCTTCTGCATGTAATCTGCCAGCCGCTCATCGCCCCGGCCTTCCAGATGGATACCGCGACAGTTGGCAGTAATCTCGCGCGTACCCTCGTCCGGCTACTTGCCGACCGTCGAGATGAGATATTTGCCGACTAGGGTGCAGAGGTGAAACTGGCACCACTGCGAACAAATAAAATGTCCAGCATCGCCAAACCACTTCCACTTCGACTCTGGAATCGGGGCTGCTTTAGCCGTGGCTGGCATGGCTGGTCTCCTTATTGTGGTTGAAAAATCGGGAGACGCCGGAGGCAGTCACTCCAGCATCTCCCAGACCCGGAAGCCATCATCCCACGGTGGCCTCCGAAATTAAACGGTTGACGCCGACCCTGTTTACTGCGTCTGCGCCCAGCGGATCTGCGCGCCATCATACTCAATGCCCTGCTCAGCCAGCGACTTCAGAAACTCCTGCTGGCCGCAGCGCACGATGGCCTTGGACCTCTCGACCGGTGTGGCTCCGGCTTCGGTGAAGGTCTGGAAGACGATCTTGCTGATCTGCTTCTTGTCGATCGCCTCCACGCCTTCCTCTGAGAGAGCCGCGACCAAAGCCCCTACGACCTGGGTGTCCATATCCGAGGCTTCGACGGTTGCGGCCTCGGCGTGGCTGTTGCCTTTGCTAGAGGCGGCAGTCGTCTTGGCCGCAACCGAGGCGGCAACCTCATCACCTGTCGGTAACTGGATGATCTTGGTCACCAACAGCGGCCCCGCACTCTGTCTGTCTGTGTCGCTGGGGCGCCGCACCAGCCCTTTGCGCTCAATGCTCTTGCGCAGGACGTGCGCCTTGAGGCCGGTCAGCGCCGCCTGCAGGTCGCCAGCAGCAAGATTGGGGTCATCCTGCGGGAAGCCAGCTATACGCAGCGATTCCAGCAGGTAACCCAAGTTGCTGACTTGGCTTATCATGGTCTTGCCACTGGCGGCGACAAAACCGCGACCGCTCTTAGCCGCTCGCCAGTCCTGCAGTGTCCCGTTCGAGTAATACTCGACGTGTGCAGCGCCATTCGGGTCTGTCCACTCGACAGCCAAGTAGGGACCGAGAGGGGCTTTGCCGTTCATATCCCACTCCACGGCGGCAACGTCGGTGACGGTTCCGTCGATGTCATCGACCAGACCGCTGGAGAGTACGTTCATGGGTACGAGCTGCTCATCGGGTTCGGCAGCGCGTGCGGTTGCGGGTTGTGCCGCCGCGCGTGCAGTCGGCCGAGCGGGTGCCCGGCTGGCGACGGCGGCAGGTTTGGCATTGGGTTTCTTCTGAATGGCCATTTCGAGTAATGCTCCTTCCATCGATGGTTAAAGGGTTGAGGTTGAAGGTGAACGTCCGGATGGCCAGCGATGCCGATGTTGGCCGGTCACTGGGTCGTCAGGCGCTTACCGAGGGTTTGACGGAAACCTGCGAGACTTGCGAATCTTTCTTGCCGCGCTGCTGGCCGCGCTGCTGGCCGCGCTGCTGGTCGCGCCACCGGCGGTACCGGTCCCACACGCGCTGGTGGCGCTCGCTGTTACCACAAGCATGGGAGCAGAACTTCTGCCAGGAGGTCAGGGGCGTGAATAGACGACCGCCCTTGACCGGACATTTGCGGGCCTCACAGTGGCGGGGCTTGAATCTGGGTTTGGTCGTCGCCTTATCGGTCTCGGTCTCGCCTTTGGCGGTCTTGGCTCCGTGTCGCGGTCTCATGTGTGCCATAGCATTAACCATTGCATGTTACACGCCGATTGTCAAGTGCCCCGTAAGATATCTCCCCGACCCCCGGCGTGTCAAGTACCAATTTGGTCAACCACCGGAGCGGCCCGCTCACGACCCTCACGCTCACCGTGTCCGTGGCGTCCGTCGCGTTCCAGATAGCGGACGACGTAATCAGCCACCCATGCCACGGCGAAACACAACCCGATGACGGCCGTCAGCAATAGTTTGGCCAGCGAGTTGAGGGCGCGGGCGGCGTGGTTCCAAGCGTCGGTCGCGTGCTCGCCCCAGTCGTGACCGGCTTGCGTGAGTAAGGAATCATAGACTCTGGTCATGGTTGTGGTTCCTCCAATGGCTCCGGTACGCCCTGCGCCCACTCGACGCTCTCCGTCCACCAAGCGGGCATGAACTTTCTGGCTCGCCGGTAAAACCAGTTGTCGAAACTGTCGTCCATCAGCAAAACCTCGCTCCAGTCGGTCGCCGCCCTCGTCGCACGTCCCGTCATTTGGATTAGTGCCTGCGCCGCCATGAACGTGGAGTATTCAGAGTCGCGCTGCTGGCGGGCCTTCACCAGTTTGTCGGAGACGGACGCGAAGGGGAGTTTGGCGACGATAATCCATCTGGCCTCGTTGTCTTTGAAATCGTAACCGGTGCCGACACTGGGCGAGACCAGAATGGCGGGTGGCGTCGAGCGACGGAACTCCTCTACGATATCTGCCCGGCTGGCGGCGTCATGAATCATCATGTACTGGCCGAACTCGGAGTTGTCCTTCAGGAACTTGGCTCGCTTGTAGCTATGGCTGTGAATGACGCCCTTGCGGTCAAGGCGCTTGGCGATGACGGCGTCAATTCTGTGCAACCAGCGGATCATCGTATGGTCGTCGAGTTCAGTGCGGTAATTTAATTGCACTGAGGGAACTACGATGATGGGCCGCCGCTCACGGGGGAAAGTGGACGGATACTCGGCGAACACCATCTCGTCAGGTGGAATCCCCAGCAACTCACAGGTCTTGGGCCGGATGGTGGCCGACATCAGCACAATCTTTTTGACGCTCCTCCACAGGGCTTGTTCGGCATACCTCGCGGGCGACAAGGGAGCGAACCTCATGGCATACATGTCACCATCGCCCTCGGTCGTCTGCTCGTCCATCACCCAGTCGTCCTCGGCGCGGACAGTGGAGAGGCGAGAGAGTTTCCGTTGCATATCCCTGAGCAACTTGAACTCCCTCGACCAGCCGCGACCCGAGCCATTGCCGCCACCTTGGCCGTTGCGTAGTCTACTTTGCCACTCCTCCAAGCGGCGGGTCACGGCCAGATGGTTGACTCCCGCCCACTGCCGCCAGTCGGGCATCCCGAGTCCCTGGTCGGGCCAGTCCAAGTGGAGCTGGAGACACTCACGGCGAGATATCTGGACGCCGATGAACCTACTTAATTCCTCTCCGCAGTCTGATGCCTCGTCCGCCACGAGCATATCTATCGGTATGCGCGGGTCTTTCTCATCGTCTGGGTCGTAGATATCCTGCGGGATATGCAGACCGTCCGAGCCCTTGAGAGCGTCGAATTGCCATGCTTGTAAATTTGCAATAACCAACGGCGCGCTCTGGGCAGCGCGATAACGGGAGAAGTATTCGCATCCGCCGTTGAATCTCAACGCACACGGATAACCACATTGGCACGGAGCCTCTGCCACGCTGGTACGCTCAGATAAACCTAACTGCGGCGCGATGGGACAAGTGTAGTTAGCCATTCCCCGCACGTCATGGAGGAGTTCTCCCAAGGTCTCGACGTACTGCGTCTGGAGACCTTTCGTGCTCGTGCAGATCACCGTGCGGCGACCGCTCAGGAGGGCGGCGGCGACGGAGGTGACCGATTTGCCGCTACCGGTCGGGCAACACAGCACGATGAAACGCTGCGGGGAATCCAGAATTAGCTGTATGGCGTCCCATTGACCCGGACGCCAAGCGGAGAACTTTTCCGGCAAACCAAAGTCGCGAGGAACAGGAGCGCCGCGGGGCGTGGCAATTGCGTGCGGCGAGATGGTAACGATCGAGGTGTGGTTGTGGCGCGGGATCATTTGAACGTCTATTTGAGACCGATGCTGCCGATGCTGGCGATGATGCTGGCGATGTCGTCCTGCTCACGCTGGCACAACTGGAAATCGCATTTAGAGCACTGAATAACGCAGCCCTCGAAACTTTCGCGCAGCGCCTGTTCGGGCGCAGCGATACCAGCGGCGGCGATGGTGTGGTCAGACTGTTTCTGGATAGACAATTGCTATCTCCCGGCGCACCTGCCGCGCATACCGCACGGTCGCCCACGTACCTGATCGCGTCTCCTCGAAGCGGCTCTTGGGCGTCGCTATCAGCACGGTAATGACATCCACTATTTTGCGGTCGCGCACGAGAAAAGGTTCCTCGGCCAGCATTACGTCCGGTTTGCGCCGTCCCCTAGTCGGACACTGCCCGTGGGCATTGACGCCGGGATGACCGATGGTCTGATAACCGGCCAGTTTCGCCAGCCAGTCGAAGTCGTCATCCGAACCCGTACAGACACCGTGATGAGCTATCTTGGCCCCGGCTGTTCGGTACTGGTCAAGCAATGCGGCGACGCCTTCCATCTGGTCGGCGGTCATGCCCTCGCGCGTACCGGTGAAACCGACGATGATGACGCCATCGGTGGACATGGAGGTTAGGCGGCACCGTTGCGGCGCCGACGGCGCTTACCGCGACCTTTCCCCACTCTGGCCAGCACCGTCTCGCTGTACGCCCCCACCACGGCCCGGATGTAGGTATTAAACGAAATATGCAGAGCCTTGGCTGCCCGCTGGCCCTGCCAGATTTCGCGCCAGTGGGCGAACCTTACCGTCTGTGCAGGCCCGTCGGCAGGCGCTGGGGAAGGCAGCTCACTATGCAGCAAGTCAATGAAGTGGGGTTCCATAAAGAGCCATCGAAGGATAGTTCTACGGTGATGCAGTTGTCAAACAAAAAGTGTAAAAAAGTTTTACCTAATCCTTGCAACCCCACCCACCATTGTTATAGGATGCCAGCCGCTTCCTCTTTTCCGAAGCACCCCGTCATGGCCATTCCGCGCGCGAAATCCCTGACCCCAACCCCCGCCGATGCCGACCACTCCAAGACCCACATCATCTATCCCCTGCTGCGTCGCCAGCGCGGCATCTTGCTTATCGGCGGGGCCAGCCGCGGCGGCAAGTCCACCTTCGCCGTGCAGATGGCGCGCGACATCGAGGACGGACAGCCAGTAATGGACTTTCCGACCTATGCGGCCTCCGTCGCCTACGTGCCGCTGAGTCACTCCGCCGATGCCATACAGGAAATAGCCGAGCGCGTAGGCGCCCGCCAGATGCCCATCGTCAAGGTGCGCATCGACCGCAGCAAGGACTCCACGGGTTCGGCCTTTGACGCCATCTGCACGACCGCCCGCAAACAGTGCCCGGAACTGGAAGTGTTGTTCGTGGACGGCATCTACCGCCTGCAGCGCCAAGGTTCCATCATCGACTACAACCCGGTCGCCAGCCTGCTAGAGGACATTGAGGAGAGCCTAGGCAAGCACAAACTGGCACTGGTGGCCGTCGGCCGGTCAGCCAAGCCGCGCGAGAACAGCCACCTCAGGGCCATCGAGCGCTTCATGGGCAACCAGGCGTGGACCGAGCGCCCGCCGACCTTCCTCAGCATCGACCATCGCGATCCTCTCACACCCTCGGATCACCGCCGCCTCATCACCATCGAAACCAGCGTCGCCCCCAGCGGTACCCAAGACTGGCAGTTCACTAAGGCCGGCGCGCTGATACCCTGCAAGGACGCGGCGCTGGAAACCCGCACGCCCTCGGATGCCCAAGCCAGCTTTGAGACCTTGGTGGCGGCCCACGAGAACGGGCAGGAATTCACCCTCCGCGAACTCATCGACATGGCCCACACTCTCAGCATTCCTGACAGCAGCTGCCGCCGCTACGTCAGCGAAATGTGCGAAGTGGGCCTGCTCATCCACGCTGGTCACGGGCGCTACCAGTTACCATTTGAGCAATAAAACCCCATCGAAAATCCATCCCCCTTGTCCTTGTAGTTAAAGACTATATATATATGTGTGATATTTTGAGCATTTGCACTTAACTGCCCGCTGCTCATACAATTACAGTGCTCAATGGGGGGTTGAGCAGAGGTGATATTTTGAGCAAATGCTCATAGCATTTGAAACCGTGAGCATTTGCCCTACGGATATGATTACAGTAGGGTTAAGTGCGATATGCTCAAAATATCACCACACCCAAAGGGGGGTACAACAGGATAACTAAATGGTAAACAAAATCAGATTGATTTTTGGCTTTTCCAGCGATTTCCTCCAGTACTAACCAGACCCACAAAGAGCGGCGGACATGACGGTCAACCTCTCACTGAACCGTCCACTTGGCAGCACGGCTTTGCCTCGCTATTTTCTGCGACCACTCGAACTCCGCCATTGCTGCCGCCTTTCGATGTGATTCTCGATTCGGCGCGCACTCATCGCAGCGTTTCACCCAGGGATCTCCGCCACGGCAGGCGCGTCCGTGAGGACATTTATGGCGGTGTCGCCCCATGTGGCTGAACAGCACACGCGTGACTGCTACCACCTTTCCACACGCAGGGCAGGGAAATTTTGGACTTCGTGCACTCGCCATTGTCACTCCCTTCCAGTGGTTAACGGTATGGCTTTGGGTCTCAACGCAGGCGGCTGGTGCTCGTACTCCACGACCTTCACCCGTACCTTGGCCAGCAACCCGCGCATGGCCTTCCAGGCGTTCGCGGTCAGCGAGACGGCCCCGACGTACTGCCACGGAGACTCTGCGCCCTCGCGGACATACACCCGTACCCGCACGTGGTCGTTATAGGTAGCGGCCTCGCAGCGGAAACGGACGGGCACAGGCGTAGCTCCGGGCACGGAAGCCGCCGACGTAACCCCATCTTCTGCCCATTCACCCACCCGCTCACTCACAATCCCCGGCGAGCAAATCGCCGGATGTAGGGCGTGATCGCCCAGTATCGTTTGGGTTTGAATCCCTCAAGCGCATCCAGCATCGCCTCCGTGCCGGACCACGCCAAACTGGTTTCAATTTTGTGATAGCTCTGGCGGACGTAAATGACGGCCCCGACCGGCCCCAGCATCGGCCCCAGCCAGTCCCCATTGTCACTCTGCTTAAGAAACTCGCGCAGGCAATCGCTCGGTTTCGCCAACTTGGTTAGCGCACAGACCTCGCAATAACGGTCGAGCGTGTCCGCTACCTGTGCGGACATGAAGGCGAAGTGGTCTCGCGCTGCGCTGAAGCTTACCGTAAACGATTAGTTTGCTCACAAACTCACCTCCCGTTGTCCACACCCTTCGACTCTCATTTCCAAATTGTTTGCCCAGTAACCGTCTTTAGCCTGGGACCGGGCCGCGCCAGGTGCCGGGCAATACCTCGTCCCCCACTTCCTCAGCCATGCCAAGGCCTCGCGCATGGTCTTGAAATTAGGACTGTACACGGACACCACCTCAATCGCTTCCAGCCCGCACCTTGCCCGATACTCGTGCGAACGGTCATCCAAGCCGTAGCCGCCGCGATTCGGCACCTGGGCGCGCACCTCCGCGCGGTCGAACGGTCGGATAGAGAAACTTGCATCCCAGGCTACCTGTCCGGCGAGCGGATTCGCGATCCACTCCGCACTCTCATCCAACATCCTGTCGCCGTAACGAAACGCACCCAAGCCGATAGGAAACTCGCCGTCGTAGTGGGCGCCTACGCTTTGGCCGTCGGAGTTGCCCCGCTTCTCTACCGGCAAATTGAATGCCCGTACCAGTGCCGCGGCCGCGCGGTCGGCACACTTGCTCAACTCCGCGTCCTTACCGTAGCCAGCGCCGTACAGGTAAGGCGTGGGCAAGCCGTTGACTTCGGCCACACGGCCGTAGCTGGTAGTGATTTTGGAATCGGCCCTCACTTTGATCGCCGCTTTGACTGTCATGATTGTCCGCACCTCACTATTTTCTGGCTGGATTTTGGTTCGGCAGACCTCGCCGGAACTGCCCCGACCCCCTCCACGGTTGAATTAGAAACTGCTGGGCCTAGCTGTGCTGGTCTGCATAAATCATTGCCAGCCATTGTTCAAATGTGCCTTGGAAGTATTTGTACGGGTTGGGGCCGCGCTTAAAGCACTCCCAGCAAACAATCAACCCAGTATCCTTAGGCTTGCCGCATCCCGCACAAATCAGCTTGTCGCGCTGCTTATCCTCTTCCGTGCGAAATTGTTCCGCTCCAAAGTAATCAAGTTTTGCCATGGCTGCCTATCTCCCTTCTACTGTGCCGCGTTTTGTTGCGTTCCACTTGCAATCTGCAAGCCCGCTGAATCGGGCGCCTTAGGTTTCGTCGGCGTACAACTCCGCCGCCGGATCGTCCGCCGCCTCCGCGTCACGCTCGCCATACTCGCCGGTGTCCGCCCGCAAACGGTCCTCCATGCTGCGGACTTCGACATTGAACGGATCGACGCCGCATTGCTCCGCATATTCTTCCGGCGAGCCAAAGCGGTTGTCATCCTCGCGGCAGTCGCCGTCCCAATCCCAAGGATGATAACAACCGCATACGCCACATTCGTACACGGCGCGCCGTTGCCAGCACGGTACCGCCACCGGGTCGGCGAACGGGTCACTGTATCCGATTACTGTAATGGTTGCCATGTCCGCACCTCCTCAGAGATATCTGCAATCTGTCCGTCCCTATGTCCGTCCCTCATCATTTGTTGGCATGTTACACATACCCTATTTCCGATGTCAAGCAAAATCGTATGCGACATGTGTTACACGTCGTCAAATAGGCATGTTTACTGGCGATTTTGTGCTTGACATATGATAGCGGTTGGTATGCCATGCTACACTGGATAGTGAAATTCCCGCATGGAGGTTAATGCCTCATGAACACTCCGAACAAACCCGCTCCGAAGCCCTCCGATAAACGACGAGTCTACCAGATACGATGCGCTTCCGGTCTGATGGGCTAGCGCACGCGACTGCGGAACAATTACCGTGACTTCGCCGAGTGGCGACAGTATTCCGATCTGTGGGGATTGGCCGTCCGGCTGGGATATCCGACCGCGCGGGCGGCTTGGAGCGCGAATCCCATAGTCCAAGGTTCAAGCAATCCGAGTGACTTTCGCATCGCGCCTCCGGGGCGCAGCAAAGCCGCGCATTTGTCACGGTTGAATGAGCCGCCCAAGCTGTATCGTGACACGATATAATGAGGAAGTGGCGAGAGTAGAGCGGGAAATAGAGGAGGCAGAGCCACACTGACTCGGCACGCAAACACTAGCGGCCCAATAGAACGGGCGCCCCATTGAACGGGCGCCCGATTTGCTGCCGGTTGTGCCTGAGGTTAGGTTAGAGGTTGGGCAGGTTGTCGAAGTAATGGCGCACAATGTCGTCAATGCGCGATTGCTGATCCGGAGTCACCTCAGCATCACCATTGACGTCGGTATCTTCCGCCTCCATCACAGCGACCGCCGCCGCCGCGGAGCTGGCCTTGCCGGAGGTTACGTCAATGATGGTCTGCAGCGCGGATGACTTCAGCGTCTCCCCTGTGCCGAACAGCGCATTCTCCGCCCGCGCCTTCGCCACCGTGTAACCGGCGGCCTTGCGGTCATCCGTGATTCGTGCACTGCGCTGGTGGTCCGTCCATTGCGTCACGGCATTGAGCAGGTTGTAACCCGTGCCGCGTATGGCCGGTATGGCATTGTTGTCGTTCGATTCGAACAAAGCCAGCACCTCCGCGACCGTATTCTCGCGGCGGGTTTGGTTCTGCCCGGCCGGAGGCTTGGGAAACAGGCGGTCAATAATGGTAGTCATGGAGTCGCGCGTCAACCGCGCCTGTGCAAGCGCCTCCATTTTCGCCGCCAGCGCCTTGGCATCCGCAGCGACGCCGGCCATGTACCGTTGCGCGAGCTGCATGCGGTCGAAGGCAGCCGCCGTGTGCTTAATGCGCATGCACGCGCCGTTCGCCGACAGCGCGCTAGTCAGTGTGTTCTGGCAAACCACGCGGACGTCCGTGAGTTTCGCGACCGCTGACTGTGAGCCGTCATGCGCGGTAGTAAAGAGGAGGTATGTCTGATGCGGATTCTTGCCCGAGTACGTTGAAGTCCGCGCCGGGCACTCGCGCCAAGCACCATATACGCTCGCCATTGCCCAGGGCGCCCGCTGACTCGTAATGCGCGCCCGCCTCCGCCGCAAGCAGTGAGTCGACAAACCCGAAGGCATCCCGGTTCTGAATCACCGTGTATTGGTCGCCTACCACGCCGAGAAACGCGCCGTCCATATCGCGCATCACAGCAAAGTTTCCCGGGACCGTAATCACCTCACCCGCTCCCCGCAACAGCCGTCCATTGCGGTCGCGCTGATCCGCCGCCGATGGCTTGCGCGTCGCCAGCGGCATGAGCACCACGCGCCAATTGAGCCCGGCCAGCTCCATCGCCTTTTCCCAGGTGACCGCGTCTGGCGTGCGCTGTCCCAGCATATGCCAAGCCGCCTCCGCGCCCGCGCCGACACAGAACATGTGCGCCAGTCCGTCCGAGTCTTTCCAGATATTGTGAGCCATAATCCGCACCTCAGAGGTTAACGCTCTCCGGCGATTTATCGTCCTATCCTGTGTAACACGTGTATCATGCCATGTCAACCGCAATCGGGCCGTGTTCAGCCTATTGAACACAATCACACAGGCTGGGATTGGGCTGGGGAGCGGCCACCTCTATGGGGGTCCCAGCGGAATTGCCCCGATTCGGCCGCGCGGGCGCCCGGTCCAAGGGGTAGGGGGGAGGTTCGCCCCGTCCGTTTGGAATGGCGTGAACCTCCATGGACGTTGCAAAAATTTTCTCCCCTATTTTTCTTCTCCATTTCAGGTGAACTACATTTGCGCCCTAGATGTCAAGCGAAAATTTTACCAACTTTTCAGATATCCTCACCTTCGTCAATTTTGGCCTTGACAATCCACGACCGGGGTCGTAGTGTGATGTCTCGGGGTTCGTCATATATGGCGACGGTTACGGACGCGTATCGCAGATTGGTCGCCGCCGATACTGCCAAGGCCAAGATTGCCGCCGCTGAACGTGCGCGCTATCTTACCGCCCGCGACGTGGCCCGGCGGCTGGACAGTGAGCGGCGGTCGCGCGGCGGGCTGGTCAAGCTGGCGGCGGCCATACGGACGGCGACCGGCAGCGCGATATCGTTCCAGCACTTAGGCAGAGTGATTATGGGGCAGAGGAAGCCGCAGGGCGCGGTGCTGAAATATTTGAGGCTGGAGAGATGCGTACTGTACCGACAGCGTTGATGAACCGACCAGTGGTCGAGGCCCAGAGCCGGATGACGGAGCCAGAATGAAAATAGAGCCGATGTTCCACGATGTGGGCGAGCTAAAGCCGTACCCGGATGGAATGATATTTCTTGGCTACCGCGGCTCCGTGGCGCATGGGACATACCAACCGCCCGCGGAACCCACCGCGATCGACGACGTGGATGTGCTGGGCGTCGTTATCTCACCTATTGAATTCCATCTGGGTCTGCGGGAATGGGGCAGTCGGGGCACCAAGGAAATCAAGAAGGGCCACTGGGATGCGGTCTACTACGACCTCCGCAAGTTCGTAAGCCTGCTGTCGCAAGGCAATCCGAACGTGCTCTCGTCGCTCTGGTTGCCGCGCGAACTGATTCTAGATTGCGACTGGCAGTGGGAATCGCTCCTTGTCCACCGTGATCTGTTTGTTGGCAAGCACGTATTCAATGCCTTCTACGGGTACGCCCAAGCGCAACTCAAGAAGATGTTCGCAACCGAGGGCGTGTTCGCCGGGTACATGGGCGAGAAGCGCAAGCGCCTGGTCGAGCAGTTCGGCTACGACACCAAGAACGCGTCTCACCTGATTCGCCTGCTCCGCATGGGGATTGAATTCCTGCGCGATGGCAGGCTCTACGTTGTTCGAGAGGATGCCGCCGAACTGTTGGCGATCAAGCGCGGCGAGTGGCCGTTGGCGAAAGTACGTGAAGTGTCAGAAGCACTATTCCGTTCCTTCAAGGAAGAGGACGGTCGCACAACGCTCCCCGCCGAACCAAACCGCGCGGGAATCGAGAAGTGGCTGGTGGAAGTTCTCGCTCAGACATTACTGGAACGGCGCTGGCCGGGGAAAGCAGACGAAAAAGAAAGACGGGGTTCGCTGACCCATGGCTACTAAGAGAGGGGAAGGGGCGTGCTGAAACGATTTCGCCAATGCGTTGCTTGGCGGCGCTGCCGAAATGTGTTTATGCGATACCGTGTCCAGACATTGGTGAAGAAGTAGCGCTCTCCGCATGGTGCCCATCATGCAGAACAAGACGCGCTGTCGCCGCCGCGCTCGAGAAGGAGAAGTAACGTGGCCGAAATTGAAACACGCGCCGATTTATTCAACCGTCTCGCCGTGATGGGCAAGATGAAGAAGGAGACGCGCAACAAGGTGGTCTGCGCCATGATTGGCCATTCCCTCATCGTGGATGGTTTCTTTGGCGAGGTTTACTGCGGACGCTGCGGGGCGAAAATCGCCGACCAGCTCATGGGCAGTTTTGCCAATGGGCCGAAGTCTGTGCGAATCGGGCATAATTGCGAGACCTGTCGCAAAAACTATAAGGCGCTAACGTGGAAAGACAAGATATACGTGCCGAATCCGTTCAAACCTCGCGCCGCATCCCGGAGGCAGCATGCCAAGTGAAGGCCCATTTGTGATCGCGCTGACCTACGAGAATGGTCATAAACGCTACGTCCATGAAGTAGATGGGACGCCGACACACTTTTCAAGCAGGGGTGCCGCGCAGATGTACGCCCGCGACCTTGCGACGAGACTAAGCCCCCTAGACGGTTGCAGCACAATTGTGGTCGAGGAACTCACGAGGCCCGGCCATGCCAAGAAGTGAGAAGCCGATGAGCATCAGCGTCGCGCTCGCGTCCAAGTTAGCCACTGTTGTGGTTCATGCTGATGAGTTGCTGTCGCCAGACGGTCGCCACGTGGACAAAGAGGCGTTGCGTATCGCGGCGACTGATCCCGAAGTCCAAGAGTGGATTAAGAGTCTTGGCCCGCTCGCGCCGCTCAAAAGGAGGAGCCGATGACCAACCACGACCGAGCCGAAGCCGCCGTCCTCGCCACACGGTTCCAGTGTGCTCAGTGCGCTAGTGTGTTTTATTTCTACGATACGAATTGGATTGCGCCCAACACGTTCACGCCGAGATTCTGCCCTTTGTGTGGACAAGAGTGGGCTGGGCGCGGAGAAGCTACTACGCCGATGTGCCCGCCCACGGAACGGGTGTCGCCGGAAGAATGGCTTGAGCAATTCTACAATTCGCGCCGAATCAGCGGTTACGCTGACCAGCCCGTATCTATTCCCGAGTTATTGAAAGCCTACGCGGCGCAATCCGGCGAGGGGCCGAAAATGTGTCCTAATTGCGGATACCCTGAAGTGTACGAAGGATTAGCCGCTGATGCCGCCGCGCCGGCTGGCGATCCACATGCTACGCCCGTACCCGCGCCCTCCGCTCCGCCCGCAGAAGCGCCAGAAACGCTAGAGACAAGGAAGGCACGTGCCGCACAATGGGCTAGCCAGTTCGCGCAAGGCACGCCTCAACGACTTGATGCCTGGCTGCACGGATTTTTCAATCATTCGATGAGTCGTTCCGACTCACTTGCTGACAGCGTAGTGAAGGCATTTGCTACTGCCGAGCGCGAGAATATCGTGCTACTGAACATGCTGAGAGAATGGCGGCACGGCAATCGAACACCTGACCTAAAGCAGCGCACTGATATTGCTCTCGCTGCCGGGCCGAAAGGAGAGCGTGAGTGAACAACGAATTCCCGAAAGATGTTACATCGCCAGTACCGACACAGAGACCGGGGCCAGAGCCGAAGCAGCCGGAAGCAAGCGGCGAACCTCCGACCCACACACGAAGCTGTCCGGCACTCATCCCCAATCGCTGGGAGGACTGTACCTGTGGTTTGCGATTCCGTATCCAATTTCGTACCGAGCAGGAGATGCACAATGCTTGGCGCAAACGCGCAACCGATGCTGAGCGCGAGAACGTCGAGCTACGCAAGCGGCTGGCGGGGCTGGTGGAAGCGATGGCAGATTCGCCGCTTATCACCATGCACATCGCCCACCACAGCAGGGATTACTGCGACGGATACCTTGCAGCCGCACACGAATGGGACGAATTCGTAACCAAAATTCTCGCCGCTGCACGGGCAGCGCAGGAGGGGTAGATGATTGGATGTGATGGGTGTGCGCGGTGGATTCGTAGTCTTGATGTCCCCGGCAAGGTCATTGTCCTCATTTGTTCAGTATGCCGAACCGAGTATACCCTCTACCCGAACGGCGAGATTGCTTACAACACTGCCGACCCGCTAATTTGGGTGACGCGGGGGACGAACTAGATGTTCGACGGACTCACAACCTATTTCACAGATTTTGAAAGGAGCACTATGCAACCGCATCAAGAAAGAGTTGTCACGGAAAAGAAAGAACTGGATGAGAAGCTCAACAAACTTAAAACCTTCATCACCGAGAACCCAACTTTCAAGACGCTGCCAGAGGGAGAACGGCGACGCTTGAATCGCCAATGGGACGTGATGCTCGAATATTCCAACATTCTTGCCGCTAGGATTGAGGCGTTCGGAAGTTAAAGGAACTTTCACGCCGCGCCCCCATCCACGCCGGAACCGCCGACCAAAGGTAGGTGATGCGAAATGATATATGGCTCTGGTTGCACCTGCGAAAAATGCAGATTGGCAAGCGACGCCTATATGCCCCCTTCTCACTTGTGTCCTCGTGGGTGAGAGGCGGCAGGGAGTGAACGGGGAAAGGAGCAAAGCGTGTACGCTAAGACGGTATTTTCGGAATTGAGGGGAAAAGTTATCAAGAAGGCTACGTTTTGTTTGGACGACGGTTCGGAAGGGCCACCGCAACCGACGTTTGAAATTGATTGCGAAGATGGCGCGTGGTTCAGCATCCAACTATCGCCGCGTGACCCCGAAGTTGAGAGCATTTTCGGAGCGCGCGGCGCGGAAAAGATAACTAAGACCCGAAAGATTCTCTGAGTGAACGGGGAATATGCCAGCGGCGGCGGTTTCACCTGTGGCGGGAAGTCGGTTGAGAACACCTGTCCGCCTAAAACAACCACCAACAAGAGCGTGGAATATCCGCCCGCTGGCTCCATTTAACAATGCCGATCGCTGAGGTGCGCATCTGCCGCTGCTGCTACTTCGCCAGAGTGGAGAAAGGGCGGGCAGAAGTCGAGGAGAACTACCAGAAGCTCAAGGCGGAGTTGGGAGCGAAACCGTGCCTGCCCGCGCCGGAGGAGGGCCGGTCATGATCTTCACCTGCCGTGAATGCGACCGTCCAATGATGCTCACCAAGGTCATCATCAAGCAGACCATCATTCAGTGTCCGTACTGTACCAGTCGCTACCGCATCGACGTGGAGCAGGTGACGTGGCCGACGACTGAGGTGAGGGCGAAGATAGCCCAAGAGCAGGCGTCGAGGATAACCGTGACCAAGAACGAGACACTACAACCATCGGCCAAGGGGGCATTGAAAGCGTGAACGTCATCGACTATATCGCCGACGAAGTGGAACGCCAAGGCCACGATCTCTCCGTCCTGGACGGTATTGAGCGTACCGGTTGGATGCTGAACGCTTGGGCTTACGCTCTGCGCTGCGACCTTTCCGAGTATTACGGTACACGGGGGCCGCGACCGGTTAAGGCTGTACGTTTTATAGAATCTCTCGGTCGCTACGTTGAGCCGGAAAAGAACAAGTCAGGCTTTCGTCTGGTAAATGTTTGGGCAGGAGGCAGAGCTTGTCCCCCGCCTGAATACGTACCTGACTTGGTCACCGATTTCGTAGCGCGCCAAAAGCCAAAATTTGCAGAACCGCTGGATTTCTACCGAGAGTTTGAATTCATCCATCCGTTCGTAGACGGCAACGGACGCACTGGAAAAATCCTGCTGAAGCTGAATTGGGTGAATGGGTCGCTGTTGAATCCCATCCGTCCGCCCGACGACTTCTGGGGACAACCGATAAGGAATCCATAGCCGTTCGCGGCAAAGGAGAATTCATGCTGATTCACGCCAATACGAAATCGCGCGGTTGGAAGCGCGGTGCCGACAAGGCCATTGCTAAGAAGTTGAAGCGCCCGTGCTGTCTGACAGAGATGGTGGGCAGTCTGCATCTGGATGCGCACAATCCCGCCGATTTGTCGCTACTGACTGCGATGTATAAGCACGTATTCAGTCCGCGCGACAGCGAGGGTCGCGGCAGCATCATCGTCAAGGACAGCAAGGGCAAGCGGGTGTTGAGCTATTTCTACGCTCCCGTCGTCGGTGGACTGAGTGTTTCGCAATGAGCCTGACCCACGCCCAAATCCGCAAGGTCGTCCGCTATGGTGACCCGATACTGACCCGTCCGGCCGTCGAGGTCACCCAGTTCGACGGTTCCGGTCGCGATGCGCTCGCCCGGCTGATCGACGACATGTATTGCACGATGTATGGCGCGAACGGTATTGGTCTGGCTGCTCCCCAGGTCGGCGTCGGCCTGCGGGTGGCCATCGTCGATATCAGTTTCGGACGCGACCCGCGTGCACGCTTTACACTGGTCAATCCCAAAATTCTAGGTGTTTGGGGCAACGATATAGCCGACGAGGGCTGTCTCAGTCTGCCCGGGTTCCGCGCCAAGGTCGCGCGGCCCGGAACCGTGCATGTCGAGTACTGGAACATCTTCGGTGAGCGCTTCGAGCGAACCGGCGAAGGACTGCTGGCGCGGGCGCTCGTGCACGAGGTCGAGCACTTGCATGGCCTGCTTTATATTCATGCCCTGTCCAGTCTGCGACGGTCGAGTATCGTGCGAAAGATATCTAAACTCAGACGGCATGGACAGTGGTAGTATAGGCAGGCTGGCAGATATCTACTCGGGTCTATACGAGGTCTGTGATGTCCAAGATTGTCATCGGTCAGTCCGGTCGCCGCAACGTCTCAATCGACATTCCAGCCCTGTTGCGCAGCCGCCTGCTGGTGGAGGCCAACTCCGGTGGCGGCAAATCATTTTTGCTGCGCCGTATCGCCGAGCAAGCGTTCGGCAAGGTGCAGACTATCCTGATCGACCCGGAAGGGGAATTTGCCTCGCTGCGCGAAAAGTATGCCTATGTGCTGGCCGGTGAGGGTGGCGAGACCCCGGCGGACGTACGTGCCGCTGGCCTGCTTGCTCAGCGTCTGTTGGAATTGCGCGTCTCCGCCGTATGCGACCTCTACGAGGCGTTCCGCAAGTCGCCCAGTCAGCGTCGGGCTTGGGTAGCGGCGTTTCTGGAAGCCTTGATTGATGCTCCTAAGTCGCTATGGCATCCGTTACTGGTGATCGTGGATGAGAGTCACAAGTTCTGTCCACAGGAGATGCCGCGTGCCGGTAGCAGCCAGGAACGCGCTGATATCATGCGCTGCAAGGAAGCCATGATTTCCTTGGCCACCACCGGGCGCAAGCGGGCGTTCTGTGCCATCTGGGCGACACAACGGTTGGCCAAACTGGACAAGGATGCCTCTGCCGAGCTGCTCAACCGTCTGGTCGGACTGACTTTTGAAGATGTGGATATTGATCGCGCCGTGGATCTGCTCAGTGTCTCCAAGGAGGAAAAGCACGAGTTCCGGCGCGGTCTTCGGGTGCTGGAACCGGGTAACTTTTATGCCATTGGACGGGCCATCACCACGGAACGACTGTTGGTGCAAGTGGGCAGCGTCGAAACTACGCATCCTGAAATCGGCGGCAAGCTGTCGATGGCGCCGCCGCCTACGCCGGACAAGATCAAAGCCCTGCTGCCGCAACTGGCGGATTTGCCGCAGGAAGCCGAGGCCCGAGAGCGCACGGTGGCCGAAATGAAGCGGGAGATTGCCGACCTGCGGCGGCAACTGCGGAAGACTGCAACGCCGACGGTTGGCAAGATTCAGAAGCAGACGGTCGTCGATCAGTCTGCGATTGCCCGTGCCGTGAGGGCAGCGCAGTTGTCTGCGCAAAAGCTGATGGGCGATCTGCGCCGAGAATTGAGGGAGGCCATGAAAGTTATCGTCAAAATCAATGCCGTGGGTTTCGATGCCGTCGGGGTGACCAAAGAGGATGTCACCAAGGCTATGGCTTCCGCCGCTGACCAGGTTGCCAAACTGGCGGAGCGCAAAATCATCGCGCGTGGCGCTGAGCTATCGGAACTCAAAAAGCAGGCGGCGCGCGTGTCGTCCCGGCTGGGCCGATTGCTTAACCAGAAAGATGACGAGTTATCGGTAGAGGTCGAGGTGCGCAAGCGGGAACCGTTCACGGTGACGGCTCCCCACAAGCCCGCACATATTGCGGTTCAGGGCAACGGCGACGGCTCTGTCACCGGCCCCGAGCAGCGCATCTTGAACGCCATCGCTTGGATGAACTCCATCGGCGTTCATGAGCCTGAGCAGACAGCCGTCGCCTTTCTCGCCGGTTATACTTTTGGCGGTGGCGGGTTTAACAATCCTCGTGGCGCTCTCAATACCAAGGGTATGGTGTCGTATCTCTCGGGTAATCGCATTGCTTTGACCGATGCGGGTCGCGCGCTGGCGCAGTGCCCGGATACGCCGCTGGACTCGGAAGAATTGCAGAAGATGGTGCTGGAGCGTTTGCCGGGGCCGGAGAGCAAAATTCTGAGGGTATTGCTGGAGCACCGTGACGGGCTGAGCAACGAGGAATTGGCAGGGAAGGCCGGATACACGTTCGGCAGTGGCGGATACAATAACCCGCGCGGTCGGCTGCGCACGCTGGGACTGGTGGAATACAGCGAGGGTAAGGTCGTGCCGAAGGCGCTGCTATGGCTGGAGCAGGAATAACGGATATGGTTGGTCGACGCATCTGGCGTCGCGTCTGGTTCTGCGGTCGCTGCGGGCGGGTGAAAGATTTTGTGCTCGGGCGAATACCGGGACGGTGCGTGTGCGGACGGATTGTGGAGTTGAATCTGGCGGCGCTGTTGCACTTTTATTTTGACTGACTGGACGAGCGGCGTAAGGTGAGCGCATGAGAATCGTGGTTATGCACGGAGATCGGCGGACACCGGAGGTGATTACGCTGACCGAACCTCTGGTCGTCGTACGCGGCAAGAAATTGAACAGTCTGCTCACCTCCACAGGTATGCAGCACTGGTTCACCCAAGACGGATTCTATGACGGTTGGAGTCGGGAGAGCCCTCCGGACGGCATCAGCGAAGAGGAATCCCGCGACCTGATAGAGCGCACGGAAGCCGAACGGGAATTTCCCGACGCGCCGGGAGGCCCATCTAAGTGATTTCGAGAACCGAATGGAAGGCATCTCTATGGCTAAGTACAAAGTAAGTTACGTCAATCGCGCAGGCGGTGTATCCAGTCTGTCGGTAGAGGCCGACGACTACAGCGAGTGTGATTCGTTCGTGATTTTCCGTCGCAAAGTCTTGGACTCTCAACAGCCGCCGATGGCGAGAACGACGAGACTGGAGTCGATGTTGGCCCTCCCGATAGATTCGGTGGTGATGATAGAGCACGAGGCGGCCAAAGCGGAATACGCAGCGCCTAAGGTCGCGACCGAGTGAGCACTGTCGGTATCGTCGCCGTCTCCATCATCATCGGCTTCTTTCTCGCCCTCATCACCGGCCTCACCGCCTATCTGGCCTTCGAGGGCTACCGTACCCGCCGCACCCTGCTGCGCGTGGAATCCCAGACGCCCTTGCTCATCGCCGAGTACCGTACTACACTCACTGAACAGATAGGTCTACTCAATGCCAAAATCTCGCACATCCGCGGCGAGGAACTCCAGCGGGCGAGTGGGACCATTCTCCAGTCCGCCAAGCGCATCGAAATCGCCTGTGTCGCCTTCGGAGAACTCGCCCGCAGTCTCCTCAGCGAGGAAACGCTCGGGCTTGAACGGGTCAAAAAGAGCGGCCTCGCCCCGGAGGACTACGCCGCCGAAACCGGTGAGCGCCACGTCACGCTCAATCGTACGGCAATCGGAGACCGTGCGGACCTTGCTGACGAAAGCGGCGAGGGCGCGGAATAGCCGCCTCCGCATATCGCCCTTCGATCGCCAGTGCTGGGCGCTGGCGCAACAGTCCAAGACCCCCGACGAGATAGCGCTGGCCATGAACTCCACGCCCGCCGATATCATCACCGCTATCTCTCGCGTCGAGCGCTGGAAGGGCTCGCACTCGCGCGAGTTGGTCGAGGCCGCCATGAACGAGCAGGTCATGGTCGCCATCCAACCGCTCGGGCGTACCCTGGTCGACGGTCAGCGCGCACGCCGCTTGGCCGCTCCGGCTGTCACTGACCCTGAGACCGGTACAGTGGTTTCCCCGGCGGTCTATGAACCTGACCACGTGACGCGCATTGAGGCCGCCAAGGCCACCGCTGCGCTAGTCAAGTCCGTCCGCGACGATGGCACGGGGGTCAACGTCAATGTCGGTGTGCAGACCAATGTTGGAGGCAATGGCGGCGGACGCAGTTTCGAGCAGCGGGTGCGGGTCAAGCGCGAACAGTTGGGCCTGAATGCCGCTCCCGCCAACGTCATCGACGCCGAAGATATCGTAGACGACGGTAGCGATATGGAGACCGATGACGATGGTGAGGTCGGCGAGGGCGATAACGGCGACACGATAGATAATAAAGTTGGTGAGGCTATTGGCTCGCCGCAGCCGCACGGTGACTAGATGCGTCTCCCCCGCAAAGACGATTCCCTCAACGACGCCATCGAGGTGCTGGACGAAAAATTCCTGCTTGCCCAGCACGCCTCTAAAACTGATCTGGAAACGTATCTCCGCTTCTGGGAATCCCTTGATAGCGACGAATCCGATTTTGTAGATCGTGAATTGGAACGTTGCATTACCAGCCGTCGCTACTACATGGAGAATTATCATGTCATCCGCGATGAGCAGGGTGTGCTCAAGACCATGTATCCGCTGCTCGATCAGCAGGAGTTCTTGCAGGAGATACTGGAACGCGAGTGGCGTGAGCGGGGTTGCTTTCGAGGCATCGTTCTCAAACCACGGCAAGCCACTGGCACTACTTGGGCAGCATCCATCGTCTTCCACGGCACCATCTTCGTTCCTCAGACTTACTCATTGGCCATGGCGCAGGATGACCGTGTGTCGCTGGAAATCTTCCAGCGTATGATGGATGCCTACCATAACCTCCCCCCTTTTCTCCGCCCCGAGTATCTGTCCAAGCAGCAGGGTCTGCACGTCATTTTCCAGCGCTCGGACGAGACGCGGCGCATCACTGACCCTGGGCTGGGTTCAACGCTTATCGTATCCAATGCGCAGAAGTCTACCGGTATCGCTATCGGTCGCAGTCTGCGTAACCTACATGCCAGCGAGGTCTCGCGTTGGCCTGATGCCAATGCTTGGACCGCAGATATCAAGCCCTCCATGAATGCCCCCGACATCATCGCCATCTTGGAGTCCACGGCTTTTGGTCGTACCGGGCTGTTCTGGAATATGTGGCGGGCGGCGGAGTCGGGACGCTCCATTTGGGTACCTATTTTCATCCCCGTTTACAAAGTGCGGAAGTATTCGCTGCCAGTGCGCAGGAGCGACAACTTCGTGCTCACGCCCGAGGAGCGAGCTCTGCGCGAAGCCGTACGCAAAAAAGAAAATTTCGTCATCCCCTTGGGATTCTTCAAATGGCGACGTCAGGACATCATTGAGACCATCAACTCTACGGGTTCGGATGAGACCCATTACGAGGCCTACCCGACAACTCCGGGCGAGGCCTTCATCTCCAGCGGCTTCTGCGCCTTCCCGCGCAAGGAACTGAATCGTCAGCAGCGCGAAAATGTGATCGACCCCGTGGCTATCGGCGAAATCGAGTACACCTCGATGGACACGCCGCCCATTCTCCATCTCCATAAGCCTGTGGAAGCCGAGTTGATGGACAAGCCGGACTGGCAGAACAGGTTCTGGGTCTGGGAATATCCAGACTTTGAATCCTCCGCTGCTGAATACTATCTGGCTGCCGACGTGGGCGGGTCTGGCGAGGGCAACGACTTTTCTGCCGCCGCCGTCTATCGCCTTGGCTGGGGCAACGAGCCTGACGTGCAGGTAGCAGAGTGGCACGGTCACATCAACGCCAGTCATTTCGCTCGCGTACTGGCCGCTATCGGACACTGGTACGGGGATTGCGAACTGGCCTGCGAATATGCACTGGCTGGTATCACCACCTGCGATGAGCTTAGATGGACGTTAGATTTTCCAAACATCTATAGGTGGAAACACTTAGATAAGGTGACCAACGTGGCCACCCAGCATATCCACTGGGTCACCAATTCGCGCACCCGCGAGGATGCCATCAACCGCATGGGTGAACGCCTGCTCGACCACATGATCGTCATCCGTAGCCGCCACGCCATTGAGGAAATGCGCGACTTCGGTCGCTACGAGGGCGAGACCAAGGCCGCCGGTATCTACAACAACGATGACCTCGTGCTCGCCCACATCATCGCCATCTGCGCCTCCCATCAGGGGGGCAAACGTGCGGAGTTGACTGACCGCATGGCCATGGGCACCTCTGCCAACTCGGCCACCGCCGCCGGGGTGATGCCCAAGGCGCCGCAGCAGTGGATTATCATCGACCAGTACGGACGGCAGGTGCAAGACCAGTTCCCCAGTGAACAGGCTGCCCACGAGATGATCGCCAAATGCGAGAGGCAGTACAAGTTCAAGTTGCCGTGGCGCGTGCAGGCCGTCGTGGCCATGAAAGCGAATACAGTATTTAGTCCGATTTTTGACGCCCCGGATAGCGCCGAAGGCCAGTTGTATCAGCAGGGAATGGAACCGAAGCACATTTTACCGGACGTGGTGTCTGCTCAGCGAGATTTGCTCACCGCACGGCATTATTCCGGTGACGCGGACGACGAAATATAATTCGTTGCAGTCCTCTTATCTTCTTGCTACAATCCAACTTTATGATGAACTTGGGACGGGTGCTGCGCCGTTGGCGACTGATGGAAGAACTCGATCTCCGTACCGTTGCCCAGCAGATTGGCACTAACGCCTCTACTCTGTTGCGTATCGAGCAGGGCAAACTTCCTAATACCCGTACACTGCGCGCAATACTGCTGTGGCTGTTGGCAGAGAACAATAAACCTCATCCGAAAAAGGAGCACAGTCTATGAGTAAAGTGGACAGATTTCGTCTGCGTCCGTTGGTGCAATCGCTAGCGACCGCCTACGGGTTCAGCAACAGTGAGTCCGCCTCCGAAGAGTTCGTGGCACTGTTGGCAAGATCTGCCTCGAAGGTCGTTCGCTCTATTGAGAGGTCTCACCGTCAAGGGTTGTGTTATGACGGAGTGACTGCCCTCGCCGACGAATTGAGGGCGCTGGGCGAGAGCACGCACTTCGTTGGGCGATTTCACGACTATCGTCGGGAGGGAAGAAAGTTCGTAGCCCACTGTCACCCCAGCCGTCGACGTTCCATCAAGACGAGAGAGGCCGTCAGTGGGACAATTCACTGATCTGACTGGTCAAAGGTTCGCGCGGCTTATTGTGGTTGCTCGGGTAGAGAATCCTGGCAGAACCTCTGCCCGCTGGCTTTGTCTTTGTGATTGCGGCAACTTTCATACAGCACAGAGCGGTTGTCTCATTGCGGGTAAGGTTAAAAGTTGCGGTTGCCTGCGCCGCGAATCCGTAAGGCTACGCTCCACGACGCACGGCATGTCTCGGCATCCTCTCAACTGGGTATATGAGGACATGATGAAGCGCTGCTATCGACCGGAGTGGGCTTCTAATTTCGATAGTTATGGCGGCAAGGGTGTAACCGTTTATGAGGAGTGGATACTGGATCGTAGCAAGTTTTTCCGATGGGCGATCTCCAACGGTTATAAGCGCGGACTGTGGTTGGATCGTATTGCGGGGGAGAACTCGCCGTACTGTCCATCTAATTGTCGGTTCGTCACCCCTAAAGAGTCCGCGCGCAATCAGAGCAGCAACCGCATAGTTACTTTTCGCGGAAAAACTAAATGCGCCAGCGAGTGGGCCGAGATTATTGGAGTGAATCGGGGTAGCCTTCTTAACAGACTGAATCGGGGTTGGAGTGATGAAGAGGCTCTTACGGTGCCGTTCGACAGAACCGTTAGGAGAAAGAAGGCCGCAACGTGCCAAACCTAGTGCCTCCTCTTGATGAATCGCAAGCCTACGTCCATTGCCCCGCTTGTCGCGACAACGGCACGCCCAATGTTCCCCTGAAAAGGGAGATGCACAAATTTTGCTGTCCGTTCCAACACACGTTCGACTGGTTGCAACTCCAGCGTATGCACGCCGAAATGGTGCCCATGTCGGCCATCCTAAAGGAACAGCCTAATCCGACGGCCATCAAGTGGCCGGTGTGGGTAATGCCGCAGACCAAGACGGCGCTGGAGGAGAAACTCGCTGGTCGCCTCTACACCACCATCGGCACCATGCTCGACCTGCTGGCGGACGACGCAATATTGTTCATACAGGGCTCGGAGGCCGCTGAACTGCGCAAGCGCGGTCTGGTCAACGGCTCCCAAATATTGAGTGCCCTTGACTCTTTCAAGCAGATGGAGAAAGAGCGCAGCGAGGCCGTCGAGCGCCTGGAGCGGATGCAGCAGATGCTAAGGTCAACGGTAGGCGAGGGGTAAATGGCCTCGTCGTTCATTTAGTGGTATAACCTGTGCTGATGGCGACCTCCGCTATCTCCGCTCCCGCCGCCGAGACCCCGCGCCCTTCTCTCATCTCTCCGTCACGTGCCGAGGAGCTGGAACGCGATGTGGTCGAGTACACGGACAGACTCTATGAGCAGGCCACGGAAGACCGTGACCGTGAGCGTGAAACCCGCGAGACCACCAAGATAATCAGATATCTGGAGGGAGAACAGTGGGGAGAGCGCGCCCGCTACGCCAGAAACCGTCCAGTCCTGAACAAGCTGCGCCGCCACTTCGTCGATAACGTAGGACTCCTCACCGACCTCTCCATCGACTTCACCGTTAAACTTTTTGACACCCTCAACAGCTATTCCGATTTTCAGCGCATCCTGAACGAGTTGGCCGTCCATTGGGCGATGAAGTCCCATCTGGAAGACCGCCTTCATGATGTCATCCTCTACGGTCTTCTCCACACCGGCCCCGCCAAGATCCAGTGGAACTCCCAACTCGCTGGCGGCATGGGCGACGTGGAGATGGTGTCTATCGCGCCCTGGCAGTGGGCGGTGCTGGGGGCGGGGACTGACCCGCAGCAGGCCGAGTGTCAAATTTTCTTCCCCATCGTCACGCGCGACGCCATCGCCAGACGTTTCGGCAAACACCTAGCCTCGCGCGTCGAGTACGACATGGAATACGGCGGCCAACTGGGCGGCTCATTCCACCGGCCATCACGGATATCGAAAGAGTCGTGGTCGAGGATGGGTGAGGCCCTGCGTGTGTCGCTGGGTATTCGCAAGTCCTCTACCGCCGGGGACGCCGCTTACCCGATGGCGATGCAGAAGGAGTTTTGGCTACGCGACGATTCGGTCAACGAGTCAGGCGAAACCGTTACCGTCGGGCCAGCCGATAGTCAGGGTAATCCGCTGGTCAACTGGGCCTATCGCGTCGAACCCGGCGAGCCGCTGTTTCCGCGCGGTCGCGTTATCGTCACGGCGGGCGGCAAGGTACTGGAAGACACCTGCAATCCCTACTGGCACGCCCGCTTCCCCTTCCCCGTGTTCCGTCCCTTCCGCGTGCCATGGAAGCTCTCGGGCGATCCGGTAGCACGGTCATGGATGCAGATGCAGTCGATCACTAATAGAATAATGGGCGGCGTGCTGGATATGATTAACGCCATTGTCGAGCCCACCCTGATCGGCCCCAAGGGTTTGTTCCCGGCTGCTGACTGGGACGCCCTCGACCCGGGGGCGTTCGGCGGCAAGATTCGCTACAACAACAACGCTCCGCGTGCCCCCGAGTTCGCTAAGCGCGCCGAGATCCCCGGCTGGGTGTTCAGTTATCTGCAGGAGGTGAGCAAAGAGTTCGATATGTCCTCCGGGGCCGCCGCTGTGCAGCAGGCGCTGGCCAAGAAACAAGTCCCTGGCGGCGACTCGTTGGAGATGATTATGTCCTCGCGGTCACTGCCCGTGAAGGTCGAGTCCAAGGCGCTGGCGTCGTTCATCGAGGACGCCGGACAAATGGTCATCAGCGACATGTTGCAGTTTTATGGCGTCGGCCATCGCGTCGCTATTCTCGGGGCTCAAGGTATCTCCTCTGCTGATTACCGTCCTATCTACGGCGAGGCTATCCCGCAGGGGATGAAACCGGAGGAGTTCGTACGCAAGTTCCAGGGTGTTATCAGGCGCGATACCCTGTTGCAGTCACAGAAAGACCAGAAAATCCAGTGGGCGTTCGCGCTGTCAAAGATGGGGAAGATCAGCGACAAGCAGTTGTTCAAAATTCTTGATAGCAATTTCAATTACGACGAGAACCGAGCGGAGTTGCTGGCTGAAGCCCGCACGAAGATATTGGTGGCCGCTGCCGCCGCTGCGTTGACGGGAAAGGGCGCGGCGGGAGGCAAGCGCAAATAAAGTGTTGTCGTAAATCCAACCAAGGAGGCTGTTATGGCCGACGTGAAAGACCTGATGAAGTGGTTCGACCGTGACGTGCGTTACGCACGTTGGGGGGAGAACGTAGAAGTTGTCGAGAACTGGACGCGCGGAGAAGGTGACCACGAGGAGTATTACTTCTCCATCCGTCTCTACACCGACATTAACTCATATCGGATATCTGCGTGCACAGGGCCGCAACCCGGAAGGACGTATCTCGGTTGTATTGCCTCATCTCGCAAGCCGCGTGCTGGCGAAGATTGGAACCGCGGTAATGACTTGCTTGATGGCCCATTGACGGAAGAAACTTGGCATGGCATCTTGGCCGACATTGTCGGCTATGAGCTGGTAAAGGTGCATCGTCCGAAGGAGCAGGTAAGGTGTGCCCGAAATCGCTACTGCGACCACGCCAGTTGTGCAGTCACGATAAGGCGAACGGGATAAGGGTTCTTCTAATCCGACACGATGGCGTTCGGGCCACGCGCACATTCTGAGTGCGCAGTCCACGGACGGTCGTAACCATCAACTGAGACATAGCCAACCGCCAATAAAGGAGGCGTTATGAGTTGGGGATTCACTTACGCAGGCAAGGCAAGCGCAGTATCCGCAAAGGTCGAACGCGATGCGGGGGCGTACTGCCCGCAGGCTATCAAGGACGCAGTGAAGGGCATCGCCGAGCAGGTGCCGGACGACAAGGTGCTGTACGTCGAGTCGAACGGACACACGGAGGTCAGGCAGCCGACATATCCTCCCGGTTCCGCGCCCGACCCGACCGACGTGGGTAAAATCGTCTGGGGCAGTGGAGAACTGAAGTTCAAAGTTCTGCCACGCGCCGAAGATGTCGGATAACATACATCTGGTGTTGCTGGAAACCGCATAAACACTGCTGTTCGGGCCAAAGGGGGCGAACCATTCTGCCCCCTTTTTATCTTCGTTCCGCCCTCGGCACCGCCGTTGTCCGCATCTCCTCCCAAAATATTGTTCAGCAGAAAGTTGACAGGTAGTAACAAAATCACAGATTCTTGCGCTATCAGGCGGTGAACCACGGTTTTACGGTTCGCCCTCCGAGTGGACGCACAAATTGGAGCCAGAGGTTCTGACCTCGACAAAACGTCCAGCGCTTTCCGAGATATCTGCGGTCAGGATACTCGGAAGAAAGGAGAGTCGCTATGGCTCGCGGCAAGAAACGGCGCCACGGACGGCGCAAGAAATCCCGTAAGTAGTACCCGCACCCCAACCACGGGGTCGGCGGCGGTTCATCGCGGTCGGCCCCTACAACATTAACCATTCACTGCTTCACGCACCTGTTGTAAGGAGTTCCCGATGGCTCGATACAGCGGCAAGAAAGGCGGCGCCAACAAGGAAGTCGCCAAAGGCCCCGGCCATGGCCGGGGTTCGACCGAAGAGTCCTTCGGCGGCGCGCCTGGCAAAATCGCGGTCGGCGGCGGCGAGATGTGCACCTTCGGCCACAAAATCCACCCTGGCGTCTGGCCGCCGAACACCGTCTCGCCGGACGTGAAGACCGGCTTCCCCAAGGGCTACGATCAGGGCACGAAGGGGCCGAAACCGTAATCTGCGATGACCGACTCCACTTCATCCCGTAAGCCCTCGCTCCCGAACGTGTACTCGGCGATCGGCGCGATGCCGGGCTACGCGGGGGGCGACAAGGCGGCTGGTAAACCCGGCGGTGCCGATGCCGCCGCCACAGGCGAGAAAGTCTCGACCGCCGTCGCCCTGCTCGAAGTAGTCAAGAAGATGGACAAACTGGAAACCGACCCCGCCAACAAGGAACTCATCCAGCAGATGGTCACCCTGGCGCAGCAGTATGTGGACAAGGTGCAGGGCAAGCCCGCATCGGCTGCGGCGACCACGGGCGCGACCGAGGGGATGAGTCCGGCAGCTGCGGCTACCACTGGCGCAGGCGCTGGCGCGGGTGGAGGAGAAGCGGCGTTACCGGCCCCGGCCCCAGTGTAAGACCCGGAATCGTTCGACTGTAGTACTGATGTAATTTCGATGGAAGGAAGGACAAGATCATGGCCAAGACGATGCTGGACAGGCTGATGGAAGTGCTCAGCCCCGAGGAACAAGCAGCGGTGAGGGCGAAGATTGAAGCCAACCCGACGTTGAAGGTGACCGACAGCCTCGCCGGTGACCTGCTTGCCATCTACGGGGAGCCTGGTGAAGACGACACCGCCGCGCAGGCTGCCAAGGCCGCCGAAGCCGCGAAAACCGCTGAGGCCGCGAAGGTAGAGGCCGCAAGGGCCGCCGCTGTCCGTGCCGCTGAGGCCGCCAAGACCACATCCGCCTCCGTCGTGCAGGCCACGGACACCGGCGACTCCGCAGCCATCCTGGAAAAGTTGAACGCTCTCTCCACTACGCTCGACACACGCTTCGCCGACTTTGAAAAGAAAGTCGTGACCATCGACAAGCTGCCGACGTATCGCACCGACATGATCGGCGCAACCATCAAGGCCGCGGTCGAGACGCTCGCCAAACTCGGCGCGATGGTCTTCCCGTACCTGCGCGT